GTGGTATCCTCAAAATAAGCAGTTTGTAGATCAGTGTGGTATTGAAAGAGATTTGAACTATATTCAGATTGCTCAGGTCTATATGGATGGTATTCACATGGAACGATGGGAAGGGGACAGACTGAATGTAAAAGAGATGTGGAGTTCCTATGCAACATAAAGAACCGTGGGGACCGGGAACACCCTGGAAGAATTCTGTTGCGTGGTTCACGTACCTTAGAGGTTGCTTAAGAAAAGCTTGGTCGACCAATCCAATAAAACTAACTGTTTTAAAAAATGGACGAAAGCAAATTCCCAACCCTAACCCAAAAGGAAATAAACCTACTGTATGGGGCTTTGATTGCGAGATGTGTGGTAAGACCTATCCAATCAAAGAAGGTCAGATTGACCACAAGATACCGGCAGGGAGTTTACAAAAAACAGAAGATATTCCGGGTTTTGTAATGCGTCTACTATATGTAAGAGAAGAAGACCTAAGACTTATTTGCAAAGGTTGCAACTCTGCATTAGCATACGCTGACAAAAACAAGATCAGTTTTGAAGCAGCTTTAATTGTCAAACAGGTTATTGAGATTTGCAAGAATGGTAAAGAGAAAGCTTGGTTAGTTGAAAAAGGTATTACTCCAGCAGCCAATGCTAAACTTAGAAAGCAGCAGGTCAAAGAGGTGCTTGAATGTGGACGATGACAAAATAATCCAATTCCCTATACCAAAACGTGTAGACCCTGATACTCTACCCGACTCTGTGATTGAAGACTATAAAGCCAAGATGTTAATGTTCTTTAATACTTGGCAAGATCAGAATGACAAAGATAAAGAGTTGATGTGCAAGAGTTTATATGATGCAAGTCTTGTTTACATCACTGCAATTAAGAATCTAAAGAAGTTGACTGAAAATATGGGAGGTAAGTAGTGGAACAGTGGATTATTAAAGCTCGTGATATGGCAGAGACAGGTGAGATTAGCTGGCGCCAGATTGCTCGTGAACTAGACATCCCTCGGTCTACAGTTTCTGATATGCTTCGTAAATACTTTCGAGAGCAAGATGTGTACAAGCAACCTGTGAAAAAGAAAGGTCCGCGTATCCTGATTTATGACGTAGAGACCAGCCCTCTACTAGCATACTGCTGGGGGCTATGGAATAATAACGTAGCTCTGAATCAGCTACACACTGACTTCCATCTGCTGTCTTATGCAGCTAAATGGCTAGGCGAAGAAGAAATCTTCTATCAAGACCAACGTTACGCTAAAAACATTGAAGATGATTCTGAAGTGATGAAGGGTCTGTGGAAGCTACTTAATGAGGCTGATTTTGTTATCACCTTCAACGGTAAAAAGTTTGACCAACGTAAAGTGAACAGTCGATTCCTTGTTCACGGTATGCAACCGCCAAGCAGCTATCGACACATTGATGTGCTGGAGATTTGTAAGAAGCAGTTTGGCTTCGTATCGAATAAACTTGAGTTCCTTACTAACAAGCTCTGTACAAAATACAAGAAATCTAAACATACTAAATTCTCAGGCTTTGAGATGTGGAAAGCTTGCTTGGAAGGTAATATTGAAGCCTATGATGAGATGATGGATTATAATTCACTAGATATCTTGAGTCTTGAAGAGCTTTACACTATTGTCAGTGCATGGGACAGCAAGCTTCCAGTGTTTGAGGTTTATGAGGATGAGGTGTCAGACATGAACGAGTGGGTGCATGAGGGCTATGTCTACAGCAACCTTGCTAAATACGAGCGATTCCGTAATGTGAAGACTGGTCAATATCGCCGAGGTCATGTGAATCTACTCAGTAAAGAAAAACGCGACTCACTGCTACGAAATATTTGACACAAACTAAGATTCATGAAATACTTAGCTCAGCTAATCAAGGCTGAGCTTCATTAAGGAGAGTAAATTGAGTTTCAACGTAAAAGATTCATATGATAGCACTGTTCAGTTCAACGTAGTAGCTGGTAACAAATATCTACATTTCGACGATATTAGCTTTCTGCAAACCGTTAAGAAGCAGGTAGCTCTTATCTCAGAGGAATGTAAGGAACTAGAAGACGCAATCAAAGTCGAAGATTGGGTAGAAGTACTAGATGCCGTTGCTGACATTCGTGTTGTAACCGATTGGCTACAAGAGCTTCTATACCAAGCTGGTTTCGATGTAGAGTCTGCAATGCAACAAGTAGCTGAGAACAACCTATCAAAACTCTTTAAGACCTACAGTGAAGCGCTTGCTACCAAAGAGTTCTACGAGGAAGAGAAAGGGCTAAGTGTTTATGTTGAATCTAAGTTCTATCAAGGTAAAGATTGGTTTGTTGTGAAGAATGCTGAAACATCAAAGATTCTTAAACCAAAGAACTTTGTTCCCGTTGATCTGACAAGTTGTGTACCGGAGGTGTAATATGGCTCTGAAATCAATCCCAAACGCAGCTTCACGCTTCAAAACAATTTATATCGCCGGACCAATGTCTGGTTACAAAGACCTAAATTTCCCAGCCTTCAACAAAGCCGCTGATGAATTTCGTCTAAACGGTTGGACTGTACTAAACCCGGCTGATCACGGCGTTATCGAAGGTGCTACTTGGGAAGATTATCTTCGCTTTGACATTACAAAACTGATTCAGTGTGATAGTATTTACATGCTTGAAGGTTGGCAAGATTCTAAAGGCGCTAATCTTGAGTATCTGATTGCTGAACAACTTGGAATGAATATTCTTTATCAAGAACGATTTGTGGAGGTGGCTTAAATGAGTTTTAAAGTGGGTGATCGTGTGAGACTTAAACCGGGTGCTTACTTAACCAACCTACACGGCCTTGGTTATGAGTGTAGTTACTCTATTTCAGAAGTTTCCGAAGCTGGGATCAGCCTTGTTGGAAGCGGCTGTATCTGGAATCCAGAATATTTCTTTTTGATTAGTAGAGATGAAACTATTAATAGTTCAGAGGATTTTAAAAAGATTAACAAACCCAGACTGGAAGAAAAGAAATCAGCCTTGGATGTTCAAGAAGGCGGTGGTCACTACAAGTCAAAGGGTATTCAGCCTGTAGAGTATGCTTATCGGAACAACCTAGGTTTCATCGAATCGAACGTTGTCAAATACGTATCTCGATGGAAAGAAAAGAACGGTATTCAAGACCTTAAGAAAGCCCGACACTATCTTGATATCCTGATTGAGTTTGAAGAAAAGAAGTAAAGTTAACAAGACATTTAGTCTTGAATGTAATGTAAAAGAAACAAGGAGAGAGAATTGAAAGGTATTAGTGTTGAACTGCTTGATTACATGGGCTCTGACCTGACTATCACGAACGTGGCCAGAGTTTCCTTTAACAAATGGAAAGAGGAGTTCGACAGCAAAGATGAGCGACTAATTAAGTATCTGGCTGAACATGAACATACCAGCCCGTTCCGACACAATAGTATTCAGATTCGTTGTAAGGCACCTATCTTTCTGGCAAGGCAACTAATGAAGCATCAGGTTGGTCTTAGTTGGAATGAGATTAGTCGTCGCTATGTAGATACAGATATTGAGTTCTTTGAGCCTGAGCGGTGGCGTAGTCGTCCTAAGGATGGCATCAAGCAGGGTAGTGGTGAGGAATCTGTAGACTTTCTGATCCACGATGACGAAGATGGCTACGGAACTGAAAAGGTGTTCCTTGAACAAGCCTATCACCACCATGTTCATGATTCTTTAGAGCTTTATGAAAAGATGGTAGAAGCAGGCGTGGCTCCCGAGATGGCCCGTATGGTTCTGCCACAATCCATGTTGACAGACTGGGTATGGACAGGTAGTCTACAAGCCTTCTATCACGTATACCGTCTACGTAGTGGTGAAGGTTCACAGAAAGAAGCACAAGTTTTTGCTAAAAAGCTTGAAGAAGTGATTGAGCCTCTGTTCCCTAAAGCGTGGGTAGCACTAAAGAAAGGAGAATAAAATGAGCTTTCAATCTAACCCTGATTATCCTATTGAATTCTGGTTAGCTGAAGTTGCAGAAGTGATTAAGATTAGGGAGGGTATACAACGGCGTGAAGCGCACTTGCGTATCCTTGAATGCATGAGCTACTATATTGCCTACTATGAAATTGGTCTCCGACCTGAGTCAGCAGTAGAACGTCTTTGGAAGGAGTAATTAAAATGTTTGACTACGATAAAGAAAATGCTGGTGTACCTTATCACTTAAGCCTAAGTGACCTATATCTGATTGACAATTTTAAAGAAGTATTTGACAGCCTACCACGAAATCCTGTACATTGGCCTGCTGGTAAAGATAAAGAGTTTGTGTTAAAGACTCTTTTTGAGAATGGTATGACTGGGCAAGGGGTTGAGGTAAGCGAGCCCGTACAACATCGTAATCTACGTAATCAAGTTGTCCTGTGTAGTCGTATCGAGGGTTATGAACGGTGCGATGAAGCATGGCTGCGAAGTGGTTGTGCAAGCTTGAATGCTGTGATTGCAGGTTGCCGAGATGCTAGCCTTCGAGCTGATCTGGTTGCACATAGCCGAACCAGTTGCGAAAAGGCTACAGAACAAATGCTAGAACGTGCAGCCTACAGTGAAGCCCGAAAAGTTAGTAAACAATTGAGCAAGGAGGGTTAAGTGGAAGAGGATAAAGTTCTAGAGTACCTTGGTATTGTCATTGACTACAATCGTGATAATAATCTACCCGAGCAAGGTAAAGCGATGTTGACCCGTAAGGGCTTTTACAAGAAAGATTATGAGAATAGCCCACAAGAAAGCTTTGCTCGTGCATCTACTTGCTACAGCTTTGGTGATTATGACTTTGCTCAACGTATTTATGATGCAGCTAGTAAGCAGTGGTTTACCTTCGCAAGTCCTGTGCTGAGCAACGCTGTAGATGTTAATTGGCCTAACTTTGAGAAAGATCAATTCGAAGAAGCAGGCGAATGGCTAGAAGAGAATGTTGTGGCAGATGGTATGCCAATCTCTTGCTTCCTAGTTAAAGTACCTGATAGTAAGAAAGGTCTTGTAGAGGCTCGTAGTGAGTCTGAGTGGCTTTCTATGATGGGAGGTGGTGTAGGGGTTTGGTTTGCTAACCGTGCTCCTGATGAGAAATCTACAGGCGTTATGGCCCATGCTGCTGGATATGATGCTGATACGCTAGCATACAAACAAACTAAGTCGCGTCGTGGTTCTATCGCAGGTTATCTAGATATTGATCACCCTGAGATTAAGAACTTTATTGAAATGCGTAATCCTGTGGGTGGTGATCCAAATAAGAAATGCTTTAACCTTAACAACGCAGTGAACATCCCTGACTCATTCATGCACGCTGTGATTAAAGGAGAAGAGTACGAACTTATTGATCCTAAACATGGCCCCACTGGTCGATTCCTAGATGCTCGTGAAGTATGGGAAGAGATTATGGAGTTACGGAAGGATACCGGTGAACCCTATCTGCTATTTCGAGATACCGTGAACCGTAACATCCCTAAGTGGATCAAACGTCCTCTTTATGAAGTTAGTCAGTCTAATCTGTGTAGTGAAATTACATTGATGACCTCTGAGAAACGGACTGCTGTATGTTGCCTAAGTAGTCTTAACTTGGAAAAGTATGATGAGTGGAAAGATTCTGGTTTGGTTGCTGACCTTATTCGCCTGCTTGATAACGTACTAGAATATTTCATTCGTCTTGCTCCACCAGAGCTTTCTAAGGCGGTTTACTCTGCTAGTAAGGAGCGTGCGCTAGGTCTTGGTACACTAGGCTTTGCATCTTATCTACAAAGCAAGATGATTCCTTTTGAATCTGGCGGTTTTAACAGTGCTGCACAACACAACGTATTGATTTATTCAAACCTACAGAAGCAAGCGATTGAGGAAAGTAAACGACTAGCAGAAGAGCGTGGTGAGGCTCCAGATACGCAAGGTAGTGGGATGCGTAATAGTCACCTGTTTGCTGTTGCACCAAACGCTAGCAGTTCCAGCCTTGTAGGAGCCAGTCCGAGTATTGAACCTCCTGCTGGGATGGCTTATAATGCTCAAGGTCGTGCAGGTAGCTTCCTAATCAAGAACGTATATCTTGAAAAGCTTTTGGAAGAGAAAGGCTTTAACACTCCTCAGATTTGGAAGTCTGTAATTGAGAACGATGGTAGCGTCCAACATTTGGATTGTTTGACTGATGATCAGAAGAAGGTATTTAAGACAGCATATGAAATTGACCCGATGTGGGTTGTTGAACACGCTGCTATGCGTCAGCCTTACATCTGCCAGTCGCAGAGCTTGAACATCTTTGTACCAAATGATATTACTGCGCATGAGATGACAAGCATACACATGAAAGCATGGGCTTCAGGAGTCAAGAGTATGTACTACTGCCGGACGAAAGCTGCTGTGAAAGCCTCTGTTGGCACTGGCGGTGAAAAACCCTTGAACTCTGTTCCTGTGCGTCGTACAATTGAATACGCTGAGTGTAAGGCATGCGAGGCTTGAGATGGCTAGGTGGAAAGAAGAGACAATGTTGGAGAGGTTTGAATCTAAGTATATTCCTGTTACAGAGAGTGGATGTTGGCTATGGACAGCCAGTTCTCATGGAAGGGGCTACGGCCTCTTTCACACAGGTAGGGGTATTCGCAAGGGTAAGATGGAGTTCGCTCACAGAGTCGCTTATGAGCTTTATAAAGGTGTAAGACCGGAAGCAAATCAGTCTGTTTGCCATTCTTGTGATAACCCATGCTGTGTAAATCCTAATCATTTATTCTTAGGAAGTCATGATGACAATATGAAGGATATGGCTAGCAAGAACAGGGCTAGTAAGTTAAGTCGATTTACAGAGGAAGATATTCTTGGGATCTTGAACTACCCAGGAAGCGCAAAAGAAGCTGCGGAATTTTATAATCTTGATCCAGGGCATTGCTCTCGTATTAGGAATTTTAAAGTTAAAAAGTGGCAATACTTAAAAGATATTTGCGAGGGCTAAGTCCCTCGCTTCACTAAGGAGATAGAATTGAGTATTTTTGAAGAAAGTAAATCTTACCGTCCATTCACCTATGCGTGGGCTGCTGAAGCTGAACAACGTCATGATATTGATATGTATTGGTCAAGTCATCAAATCAATCTACAAGATGATGTGCAGCAGTATTTCAGTAAAGATGGTCTTAAGACTTCTAACGTAAGTCATGAGCAAAACAAGAACATCATTGATCGAACTCTTTGTCTGTTTACTGAGATGGATCGAACTGTAGGAGAAGGCTACACTGACCTTCTGCCAATGATCCGTAATAATGAAGTTCGTAATATGCTGCTTCGCTTTGCCTCTCGTGAGATTACTCACCAACGTGCTTATGCTTTGTGTGCTGAAACCTTTGGCTTCTCTGACAAAGATTGGCGAGCTTTTAATGATTATGTAGAGATGGTTGATAAGCTTGAAGTGATGAGTTCAGATATGGTGCCGGAAGGCGCTTCTCTGAAACTACAGGCCGGTATTAAGCTTGCTCAGATTCTGCTTGGTGAGGGCATTGGTCTGTTTGCTGCTTTCGCTACTCTGCTGAATATGAAGCGTCATGGGTTGCTGATTGGGTTTAATGACGTCAATGAATGGTCGCTCAAAGATGAGTCCGAGCATGTTAACAACAACATTAAAGTTCTTTTTGAGATTCGTAAAGAGCTAAGTGAACTAGAAAACACTGTACTCAATAAGATCATTGTTAACTTTGTAAAGTCTTACCAGCAAGCGGAGCACAAGTTTATTGATCTTGTATTTGAGATGGGCGGGGCCGAGGGTCTAACAGCAGAAGACATGAAGAAGTACATTGATTACCTGTGTGCTTTCCGACTGTTCCAGCTTGATCTATTAGATTACAAAAATGTGCCAGCAAACAATCTTGAATGGATGGAATGGATTCTCTCTGGAGCTAAGCACGATAACTTCTTTGAGAAGAAAGTAGTTGAGTATTCCCACGGCGGTATGTCAGGTAAGGTTGACTACAAACAGTTCCTGCACGTCCTAGACCAGTAACCCGACCAACGGTAGTAGACGCTTTCACTAGGTCTGCTATCATTCACCTCAGACAGCAAGCAATCGTCTAAACCAAATCAATTTTAGGAGAACCAATACATGAAAGCAGCACTATTCACAACCCTAGCTCTAGCCGTATCTGTCAACGCATTTGCTGGTGACAACATTTATGAAGGTCGGGGTAATATCTATCGTACGAACGCAACTCTGGCGGATCTTCAATCCGAAGCTACTCGACTTAACACCTATACAAACGGTAATAGTGTTGCAATCAAGATTCATGACGGTCAAATCAAAGACCTTCAAGCTAACAAAGCTGATCGCTCAGAAGTAGTCGCAGTAGATAAGCGTGTCACCCAAGTAAACACTCAGGTTAATGCTCGGATTGACACTACCAATAAGCGAGTAGACAAGAACACCAAAGAGACTGTCCGTCTTGAGAATGTCAAAGCTGATAAGAGTGCTCTGAAAGCTACTGATGAACGTGTTAGCAATAACACTACGGTAATCAATCAGCATAGCAACACGCTAAATGAATATGGTAGCAAGCTTGACAGCTACGGCTCTAGTCACGATGCTCTGGCCTCTAACATGGCTCAGTATCAAAGTCGTACAGATAGCCGTCTAGATACTCTTGAAAGCGATGTACGTCAAGCTAAAGAGGCTGCTGCTGTAGCTCTAGCTGTGGCAGGGCACCAATTCTGTACTGATCTAGACTGTGGCGTCCAAGCTGCTGTATCAGGCTCTACAATCGCTGGTAAGCAAGCCTTGGCTGTAGGTGTTGGTGGGGCTGTTAGTGACAACCTGTTCTTCAACGCAGCCTTTAGCCAATCTGGTTCTACTCGTGGTGGTGTTGTCTCAGCTACCTATCGTCTGAAGTGATCTGACTAGCCCTGCCTCCTAACCGAGGTGGGGCTTTTTGTTATGCAGAAAATAAATTTGAAAATGTTGTTGACAGAGGATGGTCGACAGACCATACTAGCCCTACCGAAGCAGAGAGGAATAAAATGACCCTACAACAAAAGCTAGAGCATTTTGAATGCCTGCTCCGATTTGCAGAATATTTTCAAAACACCTTGCTAATCAACCTATACCAACGTAAGATTGACATCATCAAAAAGGAGCTAGACAAATCATGAAAACCAAACTCAAACTAATCGCTGCTGCAATGTGTACCTTTCTGACCTTTGGTGCTGTGGCTGCAACTGATACTCTGACTATCCCTGGCAAGATTCGTCCTACAGTAAACTTCTGTAAGGAATACTCAGCGGCAATCTATCAGATCGGCAAAGCTCGCAATGTCAATACAATCGAAGAGATTGTTGAGCTAATCGAGTCTACTGATGCGGATGATGCTTCCAAGAAGCTTATGATCAAGAGTGCTGCCCACGTTTACAACTATCGTATCTTCACTGCTACTGAGCACAAGAATCAGGCGTTCAGTGAATGTGTGAATGAGATGCTGAAATAATCTTGACGCTTGTAAGGATTTGACCTAAAATCGGTATCAGAAACACCTAATCTTGGTGAACGTGAGGATTTTAAAATGAGCAAACAAGTGTTCAGTCCAGACTTTGAATTGTGGGTAGTGGACTTCTACAAAGCTAAGCTGGATAATTGCAAGAAAGATGGTAAGGAGTTTAAGCTAAATCTGATTGCCTTCCATAACCTTTGTCGTACACAGAAATGCCCTTACACCGGCATCACTCTGACTATGCCCCGTCACGGTAAGCCTCTGTCTAGTGATCTTACGATTGATCGTATTGATAACACTGAGGGTTATGTTAAAGGTAATGTCATGGCAATTAGCCGTTGTGCTAACAACTTCAAGAGTATCTTCGAGAACAAGACTTATCCTATGGACATGTTGACTGCTGAGAAAGCTTTGGGTAAGATGCGTAAGGTGATTAACAGAAAGGAGAGTAACCAGTGCGCAAAGTAAAAGGTAAGTGGTTTGCAAGCAGCAAAGACGTTATGTGGACAGGTAACAGCCTTTCACCAATCATCCTGGCCCATATCACAAGGTTGTACGAGGGCATGAAAGATCATGACTGCGTTGGAGTGCCAATGCGCTACATTGAGAGGCAAGCACAGATTCAAGGTGTAGATGCTTATGGAGAAGAGGTTGATGTAGAAGCTGCTCACAAGATGCGTCTAGCTGATCTGGAAGAACTGATGTTCGTATTCAATACTGACAATGAGCCAGATATTTCAGACTACGACTTCCATTGTGAGTTTGTACCGAACGAGGAAGGTGGTTTGGTGGGTAAGATTGAGGTGAGTAATCTAGAAGAGTCAGATCGCTATACTAAAGATATGAGGGATTATCAAAAACGTGTAGAAAAGGGACATGCTTTGTTTGGTCAAGTTTATCGTGAATTGGATTGGTGAAAAGATTTGACAAACGTGTAGAATGCTGTAGAATGTTGTTTACATCAAATCAACTTGAAAGGGGTTTTTAATGAACAAAACCGATAAAATCCTTGCTAAGTATGGCATCAAATTGGGCAGTAAAAAGAGTCTTAAGCATCGGGTAAAAGACAAGCAAGTCGAACAGCTTATCAAAGAAATTCGTGATAGTCAGGTCAAAGCTTTTGTCAAAGCTAAATTAAATGACTCTGCTTATATTGAGTCTTTGCTTAATAAAGTTGCAGTTCAAGAGGTGAGCCGTAGCTACTCTGAAATTCGCCAGAGCTTGGGCACACAAGAAGAGATTGTGTGGGGCAAGGGTGGACACCAGAGTAAGCGTGTAAGTGAGCTGGAACAGAAAGGTGTTAAATACTACTGGATCGAGGAAGACGATGAGTAAAAAAGAATTGGGAGCTTTTTATACAACGAACACAGAGGAAGTGTTTGGACAGTATAAAAATCTGCTTAGTGATAAGCATGTAATAGACCCGTTCTGTGGTGATAAATTCCTACTAAACTATGCCAAGCTTAATGGGGCTGCTTCGATTAAAGGAATTGATATTAACCCGGAAGTTAATCCTGACAAAGTTAATAACTCTCTTCTAAACCCTAGTAAACTTGAAGGATTGGTTTTTACTAACCCTCCTTATCTGCTAAATAACAAAACATCTAATAAAGATGCCTTTGTTAAATGGGGTGTGGATGACCTCTATAAAGCATCACTTAAGATGCTTTCTGAGTACTCAGACCAAGGTATTGTAGTTGTCCCTCAGAACCTATTCTTGGATGAAGATTGGACGTTTAGAAAGTATCTATTTTCTGTGTGGGAAATCTCAGATGTGGTGTGGCATGAAAGTGTGGTATTCGATGATACCAATGTTCGAGTTGTATGTTTTTACTATAAACCGGGAAGAACAACTGAACTGTTCAATGAACAACTCATAGATGATTCGGTGCACAAGCTAAGGCCCGGCAATGCTTGGTGGCATATCCAAAAGGAAGGCAATCAACGACCTATTAAGATTAAGCGACTTGTAGAAGGTAAAGAACATTCAAATCCAAGGGGCCTTGTTCTGAGAACAACCGATACAGGTAAGACGGGAGGAGAAATTAAGCTGTATGAGGGGGAACCTTACTATGGTAAAATGAGCGACAGAAACTTGGCATCTTTTTCATTTGAAAGTAAAAAATCAGATGAAGAAGTTTGCTATCTGTTTAACAACACTCTAAACCAGATGCGCCTACAATATGGAGATAAGATTATGACCAACTTCTTGCAAAGCAAGTCAAAGGTAAGGAAGAGGATATCTTTTGCTCAGGCTGTTAATATTATTAAATATGTAATCAAATAGGAGATTCAACCATGACTATCAAAACTACTTCAGCAGAAGAACAGGCTAAGTTTAATCAATGTGTAGATGAACTAGCCTTAATTGCTTGGCCCACTCCAGAGGCTTATCAAAAATGGTGCGAAGACTTGGGTATTGAAGTGAGTAAAGTTGTTCAAGAACGTGTCATTCGTATTATCCAAGAGACTAAGCTTAAATATGAGCTAACTAAAAATTAGAGAGTAACTAAAAACCCTGGCTGAAAATGTCGGGGTTTCTTTATTACAATAAGGAGAATATATGCCAGTAAAACCTATCCAGATGAAAGATAGTCTTGACCGTTTCTACACCAAAGATTCAGTTGCTCTGCAATGTATTGAATACCTTAGCAAGGTCGTACTAAAAGATTCACTGTTTATAGAACCATCAGCAGGTGGAGGTGCATTCTTCAGACAACTCCCTATGAACAAGATTGGCTATGATCTGTCACCTACTTGCGATGGTGTCGTTAAATCAGATTGGTTTCACGTAACCGTTCCAGAACACTGCGTAATCATCGGCAACCCACCTTTCGGGACTCGCAATGCTCTGACTAAGGCTTTTATCAAACATAGTTTAGCAGCGTCTACAATCGCTTTTGTGCTGCCTAAATCCTACAAGAAACTGACAACACAATCCGTATTTCCTTTAGAATGGAAGCTGAGCTTTGAATGGGAATTACCTGAAAACTCTTTTCTACTGGATGGAGAAGATTATCATGTACCCTGTGTTTTTCAGATTTGGCAAAAAGAGAGCTTGACAGACCTTCGAGAGTCTTCTAAAATTCCCACCAAGACAGAGGATTTTACCTTTGTCAGTAAGGATGAAGGCGATTGGTTCTGCTTCGGAGCAAGCCCTTCAAAAATAGTTGAAAAAGAGCTTGTCAAGGATACGAATCGAGGTTACTATGTAAAAGAACTCAAGCAGGGTGTAAAAGAAACCTTTACAAAGATACCTTGGAAAGAGTATGCTAACTCATCTGTTTCAGGCGGAGTAGCTTGGTACAGTAAGCAAGAAATTATCAACGTCTATGAGGACTTTAAAAATGGTAATCGTAATTAGCTCATGCAATAGTTTGGTGGGTCGCAACAATTGGAGTCGTAAGCAGTTTAAAAAATACTGCCTTATGAATGGTTTTAAGGCTCAGGGTAATCAGAATGCTTTTATCCGGGATGGTAAAGTTTATGCATTCTCTACCCCATCCAAGTACAAAGCAGATTGTCGCCAATTCGCAAAACACTACGCGGGACTTGTTTGTTTGATGCCTAATGGAGATTACAAAGAATACAGTCGTGAACAATTAAGTCTCACGTTTATTACTCGCATCGGGCCTGATGGTACTGAGTATTACCAAGCAGACGAAGTCTAAAATTTAGACAAACAAAAAGAGCCCAAGCATTTCTGCAAGGGCTCTTGAGTTATTCTTATTGTATAAAATCTTTTATTCTTACTATTCTTGCTCTCTATGCCTGACTTGACTTCCGTTGTTAGCATTAGAGCTATTATAAATAACCATATTCTGTTGAGACCTTACGTCCCTAACTTGCTTTTCCAAAGCATCTAACCTGTCACCAAATATCCTAGCCCTGCTTTCTCTGGCAGATTGGTATGTGTCAAGATTCTGTTGAACGCGGTTAGTCTTCTCTTCTAAGTAGCGCCTATCGTCTTCTAGACGGTTATTTACGCGCCTTTCAAAAGCTTCCATACTGTTATCAAAGTTTTCTTTTCTAGTCATTACAAATACGAGCACAACTGCAAGCAATATAATGACCACATTAGCGAGGGCGGATACTACTTTTAACCACATGGGTTTGTTTCCCTAAGCTATGTATCTTCCTTGAAAGGTGGGCGCTAACCTTTATAACGCTTATTTTTTATTTTGTTCTTGCACCAGCTTAAGCACCAAGTCAAGACGGTTGCTTACATCATTCATACGAATTTCAATACTCTTACTAATACGATCTTCTAAGGCAGAAGCCTTTGCATCAGTAAATGAGCTACCTTGGATAGCATAGACGCGATCCTCAAGCTTTGACATACTCGAATACTGCCAGCCTAATAGGACGAACAGCAAGCCAATAAGGGCGCTTTTAACTGTCTCAAACGTCTTGTCTTTATGTTGATTCAGTTCATCTGACATTTACTTCTCCTTATCAAAACGTTCTAACTGTACCTGCTTCCATGTCTGAATCATCTTCATTCTTTGGGAACACTTACCTAGGTTGGCTGTTTGATTAATCCAAGCTTGCGATAAAACAAGCTTATCTTTTTCAGCATTTCCGGTTAACTTAGGTGGTTGATTAATGGTACAGTCTGCAATTAAAGAATCACTCGGAGTTAAGACAACAGGTTTTTGATACCCAGTACAAGACGCCAACACGAAGCAGGAAAACACGACAATTAGGTATTTCATCGGGAACCCTTCTTACATTTAGAATCTTGTGAATTAGCTGAACAAAAGCTATCAAGCATACTTTGTTCAAGCTCTTTATCAAGTTTGATGTTCTTTTCAACTACCGTATATTCTTTAATTGTTTTTATTTCTTTGGTAGGAGGCTTGATTAAATTGTCTTGAACTTTTTCTAATTTGTTCTTAACTTTATCAGTTACTTTGTCTAGTCTCTCTTCCACTTTTGAAGGTGCAACAGGAGGCTTTTGCTTAATGGTACTAAGCTCTGTCCTGAGAGATGAGATTTCATTATCCTTATAAAGCATCTGTGTATTTAGAGATTGAATTTCATTTAATAGCTTCTGTGTCTTTTCTGATTCTTGATGTAAGAAGTACAGTAAAAGGGCACCAGCTATAATTGACATGGCACCTAGCCAAAGATGAAGATCATGTTCAAAATACCAATCCTTAAATCTTTGCATAAAGCGTTGCTGTTCTTCTTCCATAATATACTGCCTTTAAATAGAATAGTGCCAATTAAAATCCCGCATCCATTTAGCACAGTTTCCTATTACTTCTTATAAATCTCTTCCTGACTATCCCGCCACTCCCTCAAACTCTTCATCCTAACCTTGTACTGACCAATACAGCCAGCATTAGTGACATAAGCTTGAGCAAGAGAGCTTACAGTGCTCCCAGCATCAGCTACATCACAGACGTCAGTTGTTAGGTTTGCTGGTGGCATTGCCAGAAGAGTTTGCTTTGTCTCGGGCTTCGTTGAGCATCCTGCTAAGATCATCAGACAACTCAAGGTCGCTACCATCTTGACAAGTGTTTGCATTCTTACCAACTTGCTTCTTCAGCACGTTCTTTTCTTTACTGAGTTTATCAATACTAGAATTTAATTGAACAACTTGATCTGATAGCTTCTTCCTATCCAATTCGTCTTGCTCCGAAATCCTAGCATTGCCCTCAACCGTTGCCTGCAACCTATTCTTATCCACCTCTGCTTGCTGAAGGCTTCTAGAAAGCTCTGTGTTAGCTTCTTTAAGCTGCCCTACCGTTTCCACAGAGTTCTTGTAAAGAAAGCCTACAGAGGCTAATAAGGCCGTTAAAACAAGGATTAGGATAAGCTTCCAGTTAGCTAGGAGAGTTGTCATCAGAATTCTCCTGTTCTGGATCATAATCCCATAGCTTACGCTGTTTAATAACACGGGCCATGGCTGCAAGAGATGACATTGTGAACATAGCATAAGCATAGTGCTCCATGCTAAGCACAGGCTGTAGGAACCCCATAAAAGGCATAATAACACCGATTAGGGTCAACACAGCAGATGCTACTGAAATCCAAAAGCTATATGTCTTAAGCACCTTTCTCCAATTGGGAACAAAGGATAGCTTACCGGGCATGGGGATAGTAGCCTCAACTTCAGTGTTCTTGTTTAAAGGTTCTTCTGCCATACTTCACCTAAGAAAGAAACAAAGCTTTCTCAGCTTCACGTCGCCGAGTCAATCCTGCCAGCACAGACCCGCCAGCACGATTCCATTTAGGAAACTCAAGTGAAGCTCCTGCATAATCCTTTGCATTAAGCTTTTTGAGCAAGGTAGAACTTGCCAAATTACCGCAACCAAGATTGAAGGCAAAACTAACCAAGGCATCAAATTGGTTTTGATTAATCGGAACAGTGACTTGTTTACTGACACAAGCTTCAAATCGAGCTACATCCTCGCGTAGCAAATCTTCAGCCTGTTTTGCAGTAATAACCATTCCAGGCTTTACGTGGGGTCCAGTCGAACCGAAACCCACAGTCCACACTCCAACTACATCTTGATAAGCTTTAAGTTCTAAACCCTCAAAACTTTTAATAAGATCAAGGCCTGTTTGAGAAATTTTCATGATATTCTCCTAAAGAATGGCACATCCTTGTGCTTATATTAATTACTCACCGTACAACCGCGCTCGCCAGCCGAAGCTTACATTCGCCGTGGCAGCAGCATTAACAACGATTTGAAAAGTTGTTGCTGTAATACTAGTTATGTACCAAGAGCTAATCCCAGCAGTACCCGGCGCGGTTCCACAAGTAATATCAATATCTGCCAGTGTTGGTGTATAAGACAAACCGTGAGTAACGGTAACAGCAGTTTGTCCTGAAGGTATGGTAGCAGTACCTCGGGTAGAAGTTATGCAGCCAATATTTCCAGAAACCCTTACATCCACTCCGGTAAGATCGCCACCAACTGTGTTAGCAGTTAAATTACCGGTTAAATCATTACTAGAAATATTAAGTTTAGAACAGCCCGTTGAAATAAAGATACCGTAACCTTGTTTTCCAGTGTACAGCCCGTTATGAGCACGGCCAGCGTTTATGATAACCTCAGTAGCTCCAGATTCTAGGAATACCCCGTGGGCGGTCCCATCACCGGCTGTAACGGAATTAGACTCAGCTGTCCACCCAGCAGTTAACATAGTCCCTGAGGCAGAGCCACTAATGGAAAGGCCGTGTCCACCGTTATTAAAGAACCTGCCGCCAATAAACTTGGTAGAATATGCAGCTGCCAAACGAATCCCTGGGTTACCAGACCCTGAGCGACCGCCGCTAAACCAACAACCAATAAATTCATTTTCTGCTGTTTTATCCATAACAACGCCATTAACAGCAGAGTCATAGAACATAGAATTAAATGTATTGTAGGCAGGCCTTGCGTTTAGTGAATTATTATCAGCATCTGTAGTCTGAGAGTATACGCCAAACAAGATGTCCCCAGATATAGCAACGAAAGCTTCTACCCTATTATAGAGACGAATCCCACCAAGCCGACCACGAGTTGCATTACCAGCATTCATGATAAAATTGAAAACAAAAATATCATTTACATCGTGAGCATAAATACCGGCCTGCTCATACTCTAGAATTTCAAAGTTTGTTACCTTTTGGCCAGTTCCGGCACCATACAACTCCATGCCATACCAAGCATTTCGGATAAGGAAATTATCAAAGTGTGAATTGGCGCCGGACGATGCAATTGCCACGCCCGCTGTCGGTGTTGTGCTATAGATGGTAGAAAGATCTGAAAGCTTAAAGAATGAGCCGGAGTTATTAATGATATTAGCGCTAGCAGTTGTTTGTCTAATTAGAGAAGCAAATCTGCTAACGCCTCTAATATACACCCCGTTGTTAGTATTATTCAAAGCAGAAGTAATATTAAAAGTTCCTGAAGGAACAAATACTTCCCCGCCTCCATAACTGCCAATAAAATTAATACAATTTTGAATAGCTGTAGTATTATCAGAACTTGCAGTATTAGCACCAAACTGAGTAATAGCTATTCTACCGTCATGTTTTAGCTTCCAACGGCCACCATCCGTTGCAACAATGATAGTACCTCCGTTATCAGAAGAGGAAGTATCTGTGCTGTCATAATAATATTGACCGCCGCCGCCATCATTTGCCGTACTATAACTTAGAACAAAAGCTGCTGTTTTAACTGTTTTATCTAGAGCTTTTAGAGCAGCAATATTAGTTACAGTTGGAGTTTTACCAGGAGTATTTGCTACTTCAACAGAAGACGGTCTTTTAATCCATGTGGGGGCTGTGGTATTGAGCAGGGAATAACCTACCCACGATTCCCCAGTGTCGTACCTATAGGCTGTGCCTACATAACCACCACCTGCATCACGCCTGCCGTTGACTTCATAGACAAAGTAAGTTCCGGTAATCCCGTCTGGAGTATTTACGGAACCTGTTGCATTTACGAAGCCTTTCCAGCCAGCAGGTTTTGCCCAGTCACTAACAACCGTGAAAGTTGAAACTGTACCTGTAGTAACCCCTATACCAAAGTCAGCTACCCGCATCGCCCTTCCGGTTGTACTATCAAGCGTAGAGGTGGTGGAGGTTAAAAGTGATGCTGTGCCAAGACCTAAGGTAGCCCTCCCAGCAGCAGCGTCGGCATCATCCAGGATAGTTCTAGCAAAAGGTGTTAATGATGCCAGAGCTAAACTGCCCACTCCTGTAAAATAAGGAACTCTATCGGCGATTCCGTTCAATCCAGATAATGCGGAAAGGTTTATGTTTGTGTCTTGCTTAGCGGCGCCCGCAATGTTGACTATTGTAGAGGCAAGGTCAGGATTGCTTGAGTTAACACCTCTTCCGTAATATACAATGCCATCCACTTCATTGACAGCAAGTTCACCAGGCTGCATAGTAGTTGGAGCGCCTGGATTGCCGCTCTGTCGTCTACGAAGACGAATTATACCCGAGGCCATTAAAATGTACCCCCATCAATAGAGTCAAAAGTCACTCCAGAGATATTTCCTCCGGTAATTGATACATTCGATGAGGCTTGGGTTGCCATAGTACCTAGACCCAAAGAATTTCGAGCAGCGGCGGCAGAAGTAGCTCCTGTACCTCCTTGAGCAATAGAAATTGCTGTTGTTAGTCCAGTAAGTGAGGTAATATCAGAGTTAGCACCCGAAGCAGCAGCCGATAAGCTTGATCGGGCTGCTGCTGCTGTTGCAGTAGCTAAAAGGGTACGAGCAAAGGCAGTCAGACCCGTTAAAGAAAGCGCGCCGGAAGTGTTAAAATACGGAACTTGATCTGCTGCACTAGTAAAGCCCGCAAGAGAGGTTAAATTAGCGTTTACGTCTTGCTTAGCAGCACCACCTACTGCAACAATAGTAGATGCAAGAAAGGGATCAGACGAACTGATGCCTTTACCGTAATACCAAATACCATCTATCTCGTTTACGGCAACTTCACCTGGGCGAAGGTTTGCAGGAGCACCAGCACTACCACTACTACGCCTTTTTAATTGAATAATTCCTGAAGCCATTAGAAGTTTCCTCCATCGATACTGCCAGCCGAATAGTTTGTCAGAATAAGTTTGGTTCCGTCAAATGTGTAAGATACCCCATTTGATTTAAGTTTAAAATCAAACCATTGTGGACAAGGGCTGGAATAATAAGTCCCATCAATTACATAATAGAATCGATTATCGGAAGTTAAGTAGTAACCTTTACCGTTTTGGACGCTGGGAAGGGTCGATACAATTTCATCAACTGTCTTTTGTAGGAGAAAAGAGAACTTGACAAGGTTTTCATCCATGCCAACATTCCAACCATTTTCTCCATATTCCCAGCCATATTTTGCTTCAATAAAAGGAGAAGTTCTTTGTACCATTTAATGTACCTCAGGCGGCTGGCCCTAAAACCCTGACGTTAGCTTTTACTGTTTCGGTGCCATCAGCATTGCTTCCAGATACTCGTCTAAACCGTATAGTAACTGTACTCAAAGTCGTACCTATGGACTTTGCATAAATAGAGTACGCCATTTCAGCAGCCTCAGCATCAGAGCCTAAATCGTGACTAACTTGAACATCAGAAAAACTCAAAATTCGAATAGGTAGGGTCACTATAAGATCAGCAGTACTACCAACCCCTGTTGGTACAATGCCTGTAGCAGATGCCCATTGATCTACAAGACCGCTGGAATATCTAATAAAATTTGTACCGGTACTCGGAGTTTGACCTGCCTTAACAAAAGGTTGTGACCAGGCACCAGAAGTATCAGTTACTGGATTTACATTTGTCGTGGTTGTAACAGCTTTGTAGAGATTACCATCACTACCTTGCACAAAGGATTTATTTGCTTGGTATTCAGTCTTAGCATCCCATACTGGAATACCAAACTGGTTGATATGAGCAAGAGCACTGTCAACGCGATTTTGGTACCAGTTAAACCACTGACGAGGGGGAATTTCTGGACTCCAACCCGTTTGAATTTTTGAATCACTTGGTTTTAGAATATCACCAGCAGAGGCCCAAATAAGAGACAAGTCTGGTTTAGAAATAGCGGCCATTAAAAACTCCTAATTAATAAATAGAGGCGAACTGTCCGCCATTACCTTGATTATCTTGTGTATAGTCAGACTGCCCATAATTTTGACCGTAAGCCAGTCCGTAACCATACGTGCTACTGAACTCACCAAAACCTTTAGCGCCAGGGCTGTCAGCAAAACCAAAGTATTTATTTTGCATAAACTCACCAAAGTTTATTCTCACTCCTATAGTTTTAGGCAGGAGTCTAGAAGGATAACCCTGAGAGTATGAAATATATTCAATAAGAACTCTTTCATATGTAGTAAGAGGTCTTCCAAACAACACAGTAGCTTGACCATCACCATCTGAGATAATTGCTACTTGATCAATATTCAAAATAATTTTTACCGCTTGAATAAAGTCTTCAGGTGTAGAGTTAGTGTTGTTTTTGAAAATCTTAGCTTTGATAAAGATTCTATAAGTATCGTCATCGAGAGCGATGTTTCCGCCTAAATCAGTACCGTAGCTATAGAACAAGCCCCCTACTGTCGGATTTGATATATCTCCCATTGGAAAAGCATTCAAAGCACCTTGCATCCCGAAGAAATCAAAAAGATCAGCAGCAAGCAACTCTCTATCTTGACCTACAATATTACCTAGAATGTCTAGCTGCGCACCTACTGCTGTATCAATTGACCTCAATTGCATCAATTGCTTGTATACTTGTTCGATATCTTGGAAACCACTAATTAGCAGTTGTAGATATTTATCAAAGATTGGTGCTGATTCTAGCTTGAATTGTTCAGTTGTCCTATCTCTTGCTGTAGCTAAATAGTCTTCAACTACGAATTCGTTAATTGCCATTATCTACCTCAAGATTTAGTAATAATGATGTTTGTAGTAGAAAGCGAGGCAATAGCATTAAATGGGATAACAATATTGGAAGTTCCCGAAGGATTGCTGGAGGTTCCAATAGTTAAGCTATTTACTTGATGACCAGCAACAGAGTTTATTGGTGTATAAAGTCTACTATAAATTACATCATCACCAATACCAAAATTATTACTAAAGTAGCTAACTAGCGCAGTCTTAATGCTATCATCACCATTTTCAGGATAATTTGAATCCGTAGTAAGGTTTAAGTTAATATAGATAGTTACAGGGGATGGTCTTTGAAATCCGATTTGGTGGGCAAATCCTTGACTGTCGTATATATTAACTGAAGTGTTACCTACAGAACGAATACCTAGGGGCTTTCTTTTCCAAATAGTGTTTGCTACTTCTGAGTCAAGACCGCCTAGAACAATTGGAAGGAAACTATGAGCAGGAATACCTTTTTCATCAGTAACATCAGTGTCGTTTTCATAGATTTGAACTTCTTGAATGTTATCAAGAGAAATCAAAGCTGAATACAAAGCCTCTAAAATGTTAGTAGCTCTTAGATACTTTGACTGCCTGAACCTTTCCCTTAGCTGAGAATCTGTCTCCTCATCACTACCTACGGCAACAGCTAGTGGGTTTGTTACAGAGTCCCAACCAAGAACAGGAGTTTGTATTTGATTAATGGTATTAGCTTCTTGGTAAATAGGACCTGTCTCAATTGCTTGTATTGAAGCAATATTAGAAGCTTTGTTAATACCTAGATTGGAACTTGAACTCCAATTGTAAACACTACTTTTATCTTTTAAAGATATGTAAAGTAAGTTGTTTAAGATCGAAGTCTCAATTAAAGGGTGACTATTAGCGATTACCTGTGCAATCCCAGCTTCGATACTGGCTAACGTAGCCGCAGCACCGCTTGTATAGCTGATGGTTGTGGAAGTTGTAGTGTTTGAATAGCTTAGAGTGTACGTAGTATTAGAAGAAACTATTGATGGGCTTACGGCAACACCTACAGCATTGGTTGCTGAAATGCTTACGCTAACAGGATTTTGAAAATCATTGCTACTGGTGTTAGGTCTAATAGTTTGACCGGCAGGAATCAGAGTTCCGACATCGCCAGTAAAGATAGCTTGGGCTGTTGAGTAAGTAGGATCGTTCCGAGTCAAGCCACTTAAAAATACAAGGTTGTCAAGTGCAAATCCACTGGCGGTCAGGGGGTTAAAAGCATCATATACTTCTTGTGCGGCTTCCCATAGATCAGCTTCGCCAGGAGCAACAAGTGAAATAAGCCTACCAAGTATAGCTGAATCGCTTGTATCTACTACATCCCCTGCAAGTACAAGGTCTTGGAAAAGTTCAACAGCTTTAGCCCTGTTAGTGCTTAGGATTTCGGCTAGCCGTGGTGCTACGAATCCTGTATTAGTTACGCCATAGTCAGCCATAAAATCTCTCTTTATACATTAACAGTTACAGAAGCTGATCCCTCTGCTGTTCTAATTTCAAACTTGCAAGAATACGAACGGGAGTAATCATCAAGATCAGAATTGAAAGATACAATCTCCAACACACCCGGTTCATCAAAAATCTGTTCACGTAAAAGGTTATCGACAATAGTTTTGTTTACACCTTTCTTTAAAATTCTTTGGAAGTATGGAACCCCATAAGAGGTGTTCATAAACCACTCACCGAGGAATGTTCTAAGCCTAATTGTAAGCCTTTGAGCCACAACCTCTGGTGCTTTACGAACAACCATAGATGTAATATCTGGACCATTTACGAACATGGCATCATAGCCGTTTAATTTAATATCCATAAATTATCCTATTTAACAGGGGGACCTGAGACAGATGGGCCTGATTGAACACCTGAGTGGGTGTGAGCATCAAGAATGACACCATTGCTGACAACCATACCTGTATTGATAAAGGCTCCTGTGTGCGTAATATCACCTGTCCAAGTCGTCTCAGGAGAATTTACTTCAACTGCAACTTCTGTATTGATTATAAGCTTCCCAGCTTCGCTCAGACGCAGTTCTACCTCTGTACCGCTACCTAGGTTATGGGCTACAACTAAATCGTGCGTAGAGTGCGGCCAGCGGCGTTTAGCAGGGTTGTTTGGAGCACGTCCTACCGGAAATACACCGGGAATGGCAACACAGTCCTTGATATCGAACATCCTATAATCAACCGGTGTTGAAGCATAGCCGTTACTACTCTTCCAAGCAGTCAAACCTCTCTGACTGAAAACTAATAGAACCGGATCACCAGGGTTTAATGGAAAAGTAATAGAACTTGTAGATGATGCGGGAAAAATTACAGGTACATTCAGGATGGGCGGTCGCTCTACCGAAGTCCCGTCATAGCCTTTGAAATTGACAGCGATTTGAACATCTACTTGCTGACCCTGAAGATCATTTATAGTTCTAATGACAAAGCCTGGAACTGAGGTATTCATACCCTCTAATTGGTGTTCAATAGCCGACTGAAGAGTCTCTTGAAGCGAAATTTCCTGATCAGCCAAAATATTTTCTCCTAAACTCTTGACATCTATTGAAAATTAGCTCAACATATAACCTCAAACTTTAGGAGGTGTTTTATGCGTAAACTTGTTTATGGTGTTGGAATTAATGATGCCGATTATGCAATCACAGAAAATATAGTCGTAGACGGAAAAAATATTCAGATGTGGATTTGTCCATTTTATCGACGCTGGAAAAGTATGCTTGGTCGCTGCTATGGTCAGAAACCTCTCAGTAAAAATCCCAGCTATAATGGATGCTACGTTCTACCACAATGGCACTACTTTATGACATTTCGTTCGTGGATGGAGAAGCAAGATTGGCAAGGAAAAGAACTTGATAAAGATTTACTCGTTCCCGGCAACAAGATATATGGTCCAGAGAGTTGTGTTTTTATTAGCCAAGGTTTAAACAAATTTCTAACTGAGGTTAAGCCTTCTATTAGTCGTTACCCTGTTGGTGTGACTTTTAAGAAGAGACTCAATAAATTTCAAGCCCAATGTCATGACATTATTCAGGACAAGAATCAGTATCTAGGACTCTATGAAACTGCACAAGAGGCACATCAAGCATGGTTAAGCTTTAAACTAGAGCAGGCAAAAATACTGGCGGGTCAACAATCTGACCCCAGAGTAGCAGAAGCCCTAATTAGCAGGTACAAGAATTACCAAAGTCTTGACAGAGAAGCTAATCTAGCGTACAATGGTTAATACATTTTGAAAGTCTAACGGAAACGGCATTCTTTCAAATCGACCTTAGTGGACGGTAAACCTCTTGTTATAGGGAGGCAGACGGTGGCGCTAAGGTTTAAAGGTTTACCACGCAAACCAAAGACCAACTGAGCGACGACTGAACAGGGTAATGACTCGATACACCGAGGAAGGCAGTCAAAGGTATAGCTGTGTAATAGTCTATATCACCTGGGCGCTATTGTTAGCCGTGATAGCGTTGCCGTAAGGCATTATCTAACATATCAAGTGGCAAGGGCTTAAAGCTTAACGGCTTATGTTGGAGAATCAAGGTAATCAAGCTACTTACTGTCCGAGGCACGATATTGTTCGTGTATGGATGGTAATGGGCTTTTTTACCTGAAATTCTTCAAAATCAGTGGCAAGTCTAAATCTAATATCTAATTAAGTATCTAACTTCTTACTACACCTACACTCTACAAACCAAGCATTACCTCTGAAGTCTCCAGTAAAGCGAGAAGAGTTAACATAGTAGAAACCATCAATCGCCTTATCATCCTGTTCGATCTTAACAATACAACCGGGTATGAGGTCAGGATTGATAAGAGATTGGAATTGAATACCAGCAACTTTAGCTGGGTCTTGCTTCTTCTTGTAACCCTCTGCTGGAACTTTATATGCCAGGTCGATAAGACCAGAGTCAGGAGAGATAACAATCGCTTGGTTATTATCCTTCATCCAACCTTTACCATTATCAGAGACATACAAGACATCACCATCGATCTGCCACTGTGTTTGAGTAGCTTGACTAAGCTTGTTAAGCTCTGATTTAGCATTACCGTAGATAGGATAACCATCAATGACGGGGTTGTTTAGATTAGCTCCGTTATAAACACCACGATTGATTCCCTTCACATTCTTACGAAGTTCCTCATATACCTCTTTGACTTTCCTACCTGGGCTTACAAGTCCGCTGAGTATACCAAGATTTACTTGTGAGTATCCTGCCCCCATTCGGATTTGAGTTACAACATCCGTCCCTTGCTTTCTTGTGCTAACCTGCACAACCTCCCCAGCAAACAACCTCTTAATACTTAGATTTTCATATCCAGCGTGAAAGTCAGCAGCAATGAATTCTTTATCAAGAAGAGCTAATGTATCTTCATCAAGATTATAGATTTCAATGGTAGCTGAATTTGTTTTGTCTTTATTGCTAATTGATTTACTTACTTCAAAGGTAATCTGCAAGTTCTCAATCAAGGCTGCATTATTGGGGTCATTCTTATAATCGCCCAGCACTAAACGATACCCACGATTTAGATAGTGATATTCATAAGCCATGGGTATTCCTTACTCAGTCAACAAAGTTATAGATGTATTTGAAAGTATAGTATTGATCAAGGTGTTCAGGGTCTTCAATATACTTTTCAGTTTTGATTGAAGGGATTGGGTAAAGCCAGAAGAAACCCGTCATACCGTCAATATTGTAATCCTGAAGGATTGGATACTCAGGGATAAGGGCAATACCTTGTGCAATGGGTGTTTGATCTTCTAAGAACAAGCTCATACGCCACATACCATCACGTTGATAATACCGTATTTCAACAGAATAGGTTATGTTCTCTAAGCTCACTGAATAAGAATAGAAAGTATCAGAGTATAAAGGAAGATTAACCTCAGTCCATGTGGTCATTCTGCACCCCCTGTTTTAGCTGCTTGCCTTAGTGGATCAACGTCTGATTTAGTTTCAGCATCGGGACCAAGAACATCAGTCTTATTAGTCACATTACCCTTTTTAGCTTTAGCAGCGGCTTTAGGCTTAAGAGCTTTAATAACATCAGATGGAATAGCACTAGTGCGAAGTTTTACAAATCGTACTTGCTCAAACTCAAGAGTGACAATCAAGCAATCACCCGTATCCACATCTTCACGAATATCAACAGAGGTGAGGACAAGATCAGGGATTACTTTAGTAAGAGCAGCGCCTAAGAACTCATAAAGCTTTACAGGACGAATGTAGGTTTTGATCTTACCGCTTGCTTGGTCATACTTCTCACCGGACATAATACGTTCAAGAACTTGTGTTACGAAGTCTTTATAGTCATTCCTCAGAACAGTTCCTGCCATGCTTACTTGTGGGGTTTGGTCTGGCAAGAACTGACTAATAGAGGATGGTAGAAAGTTACGAAGCTTGCTAGTATTCTCAATAACAATAACTTCGCTCATTTGTTCATTGAAGTTATTAGGAATGTTACCACTAACGTCTCGAATCAGGGTGTTATTGGCTAAGTCAGCTACGCTGATAACCCCAGTGAATCCAAAGGTGGGGTTATCCCTTGTGAAATTGTCGGTTATCAGCTTACCGCCAGCGATAGGATGACGAGTAGTTTGACCTCTGATTGTTTTGGTGTAGCTTTGGCAAGAGTCAAAGTAAATGAACCCTTGTTCAATAGGATCGTCAGAATTGACATCCTCTGGACCATACTTAAGAGCAAGGGACATTGTTTACCTTCCTACGCTTGGATAGTTTAGACGAGTATCTGAGTAGTCAATATTGAGAGCTTGCCTAACTTGTTGTTGTAGATCACTAGCAATACCTTGAGCATCCGTAGCTTGTGTTTGAATAGTGATATCACCCACGTTTACTGTAGTAGTGCTATTACCACGCTGGATAGTACCATTCATACGACCCATTGAATCGACGGGATCGTAATTATTGGGGTCGTATGGAACATCACCATTTATCAACCCTCGCCCATCGCCGGGAGTAGCATTACTGGACCAATCCTCCGGTTTTGTGTAGGTAGCATCTATAAACGGTGCTTGCAAAGAATAATTTAACTTTCTTAAAGTTGATGTCCTCGGATCGTTCCAAATTTCACCATAAGAACTTGCAACATTGGAAAAAGAAGAGTTGCTGACAAACTGAAGTAAACCTTTGGTATGTTCTAGTGTCCAGGATATGGATTTGAGTAATAAATCCACTTCATGCAAGGTTGTCTTTAAGTAATCTGCCCAGTTAGTTTCACCCATAACCTGTTGAAGTTCTCTAAAAGATTTAGATATATTGTCAACACTGTCTCGAATAGATTGAGCTTTATCGGGGCCAATTAAGTCGGCGATGTAACTGTCTTTACCTTGCAGCATTCTTTGGAAAGACTGAGGAATAAGGTATAGAAGTCTAACTTTCTTTGTAAGCTCATCAAAACCTTGAGAAAGGTTTCTTACCAACGGTCCTGACTCAGCCAGAGAATCGTTCATAGTCTTGAATAAACGAGCATAGCCAGACTCAACACCGCTTTGGTTAGCAAGTCGGATTAGATCATTATTTTGGTTCTGAAAGCGAGCCTGTTCAGACTGTGAGGTTCTGGCAGACATAGCAAGACTTGGTGCTGCTCGTTCTGATGCAATTTGAGCTGCGGTATTTAGAATATCGCCTTTTACTAATCTACCCTTCATAGCTTTTTGCAAAGCCTGAATTGACTCTGTACCGCTTAGATTGCCACCTGTTTGACGCTGATAGGCTTCAGCGAATAGGGATACTGCGCCGGGGAGGGATTCCATTATGTTCAGGGAGGCTCGCTAGACCTCCCCCGCTTATTAGGCTGCTATACGTCGCCGTATAGTTCTGACTATATCACCATCTCTTTTGAGACGCCTACCATTTCCACCCGCTTGGGTGTACTCTACTCCGTTCCGCTTTCGCGTCGTTTCGATAGTCGATGGACCTTCTTTTACCATTTATAAAGCTGAGTAATATCTGAAAATCCACGCCTACGTTTTAGATCATACACAAGATCAACAGAAACTTCTAACTCTTTTGAAATCGGAGTAGGAAGTTTCCCTTCTTCAAGCATTTTGCAGATTAGATGAACTTTATCTTCGCTACATTTTTCTGACTTGAATTTAATATTGATCTTAGGTAAATCTTGTAGAACGTGTTTCCATTCTTTACGTCTTTTAATATTTCCGATAGTGGTTTTCTCAAACCCAAACTCTTTTGCAAGATCGGCAGACTTTTCACCTTGAAGAAGTCGGCTGTAAATTTCTACAACCTGATATTCTTCAAGAATTGCTCTGCCATTCTTCACACCAACCATCGCAGGAACAAGACCGTTTAACATAGTGTGGTCTACATTTTCCTGACGAGTAACCCATTCTAGATTACTTACATGGTTATTGAGCTTGTTTCCGTCTTTATGGTTAACGAATTCTTTATTTTCTGGATTTCCAATAAAAGTTGCAGCTACAAGCCTGTGAGTAAAAGTATGTACCACTTTTCCATCAACCCTTAGCTTTACTGCATAGTATTTTCTCTGCACACTTTGAGCTATCTCTTTAATTTCAGATCGCTTTGTAGAGAAAACCTTACCTTCTTCAGATACTAGATAATCTTCGTAACCTTGAATATTAATTTGCTTCATTTGAACCTCCTTAGTAAATTGGAGATTCTATGATAAAAGCTTGGCTGCTGATTGTCAAGAAAATTTCTTGAGTTCCCAGCAATTAAATAGGTTTGCAATGTAGCTCACGCTACAAGGGGCCAAATCTGTCTAGCCAATTGCCCGGTTAATTCTTCCATTGTGTTCAAAGAGGTTCGTTAATCCTCCCCCGCTTTATTCAAGCTGCTGTATATTCCTATACAGTTCAGACTATATCATCATCTGCTAAGATGCCATGCGCTTCCACTCACTTGAGTGTACTTCCTTTCGGAATAGTCGTTGCACGTTCCCAGTTAAGGGCTTCGCTCAGGATTGTCCGTTCTGGAGTTTCCCTGAGTTCACATGGTTTTACATGTCCATAGAATTTTTAGACATGAGCTGGTTCTTACCAGCAATCTGACTCAGCGCCCTAAATACGCGCTTTTGACGTTCAGTGTCAATGTGGTTAACTCGCCCATACTCAGAAAACCCTTTAAAAATATTCTGACCTTGAGCAACACTTCCACCAGCACCTGTAATACCCGAGATTACGTTGTTATAATCGTTCGCAGCTTCGAGGTAGTTAAAACCGATCCGATTACCTTGCTGCCTCAACCATTCAAAAGCAGTTGTGCCCTGAGCTTGAGTGCCACCTGCTTGCTCTACAACAGCCTGTGTTGTAAGCTCAGCAGACTGAATCTCTTGGTTTTTTCGGTTAAGAGCACCTAGGCCATAGCCTCCTGCTGCAACAGCCAATGCAGGGCCGTATAGACGCCCTAGAGTGAGTCCACCAGCAGCACCAAGACCTGCGCTAACGCCAAGCCTACCGTGATTAGGAGAACCTGACCTTCCGCCTGCTGCAGCCCTTTCCTTGGGGACTCTTGGTTGTAAAGCTAGATTAGAGTTACTTGCTGCTCTTCGAAAAGCATTAGCAACAGTTAGATTTAACTTCTCTTGATCGATATTAAATCTTGTAATATCAAATACGAGCTTTTTACTAGCACTATCAAGAGCATTACCTAATTTGAAAACTAGCGCTTTTTGATCAACTTTAAACTTTGAAAGTGTTAGACTAAGAGCACCTTGTTTCTCAAGCCTACTTTTAAAAAGCGTCAGTCTTCGTTCAATTGATTTAAGAGTTGCATCAATCTTACGAGTTTCGCTGGCATCTACCCTGATACCAAGACGTGCGTAGAACTCGGCAATGTTCGTTCCAGCCATGTTATCTCCTAGACTGACGAGCTTTTAATTTCTCTTGTTGTTCTTTAGCCCTACGTTCTGCTTTTTGTTCGGCAGACTGTTTCATAGCTTCTTGTGCCTCAATCATCTCAACAAAGTCATAAAGCTGATCAAGAGAATAGATTGTCTGAAGCTCATGAAGAGTACATAGAGGTCTTTCATACGATAAGACACGAAGAATAAGCCAATCTTGACTAAACTCTTCCAAAAGTTTTTGATCTAATTCTGACGATTCTTGCTTTTTTAATTGCTCTCGCTTGAATCGTCTTCGGTAAAATTTTCATCAAAGTTAAAAGCAATAACTTCATTGAACAGGTCCATCATGTGTTTATAACGACCAGAGAAGTGATCATCAAAACGCTTAGCATCCATCTTAACGCTACCGATAGCAACAGACGATACAATCACATCACGGACAAGCTCAGGATCAAGACGACCTTCTGCAAGCTTCATTTGAATCTGAAGACCCTTAGTTGCAGGGAACTTGGTTAGGATGTAAAGACGATCTTCAACTTCACCAGCAGCGGTCTTGTAACCGCCAAGGGTAAGTTCTTTAGTTTCTAGAGCCATAATGAATCTCCTAAATTCATTGATTATGAAAACAAATCACTTAGATTGCTATAAGCATTACTAAGCAATGATGCAGAAGGATTGCTTGATCCACCAACGATGTAGACATCTGTTGATAGACACTGAATTTGCCAAACTCTGCTTGAAATGGTTGCATCGAAAGTTACATCAGCGTAACGAGTGACAAATGCTTGTGTAGATTTAAACAGACTACGACCGCTGTTATCTTTCAGGAATACTTCAAGCCTGCCTGTAGCGCTTACGCTATCTTGGGTTACAATTTCAGAAAAGATATCGTTCCACTCAGATGAGAATGGAAGCTCAACAACAATAGTAGCTGCTGTATCATAGGATCTAACACGAGTATGTTTACCACGAATACCTTTGATTGTAGTGAATTCGGAGGAATCTCTTGAGATAGCAATACTATTCCAGCCTACAACGTAAGCACCACCAATCGTAAGGATAACCGAATCAGGACTATAAGTAGAAACTTCACTCATTCGATTAGTCCTTTAAGAGATGGTAAGCTTGCGATAATACCGTTGACAATATCATCAACAGTAGAAGATGAACCGTAGTTATCGCCAAAGCTAATTACTGCTTGAGTTGCTTTGATAGTCCAAACCAGTGCGCTAGTATTGTTAGAAAAGCTCATAGTGGGCTGAGATTCAATCCAACAAGAGGTTGCAAAGAAGAAGCTTGAACCACTCATATCTTTAATGAACAGTGGAAACTGAGCAAGACCTGTAAACTGGTCTGCTACCGACAGATACTGTAAAACTTTGCTGGATTTACTTGAGGAGCTTAGTGAAATAGTAACTGTGTAGTTATCATTTGGAACTCTGACCCTGTAGGTTCTTCCGTCTGTACTCACTACAGAATTAAACAGGGCAGCATCTTTAGTAATCTCAACGAATGTCCCTTCTGAGACATCTTCCACCTCAATAACACCAGCAGCATTGATATATACTGAGGATGGATCGTACATCGCCAGAGCCATATTATCTCCTTATGGAGAGAGGGGAGAAAAGCCTCCCCTACAGCCCCTTGTTTCTTACTTAAGCATTACGAATCCAGCGAGCAGCAATAGGATCACCGCCAAAGTTTACAACAGTCTGAGCGGTGTCTTGACCCATCTTACTGTTACCACCGAGGACATCTTCAAGCTTGTTAACTCGAATCATCCATTCACGAGTGTTCATACCAGCACCGTAGGTTGCAGAAGGCTTACGAGCAACATAAGCTTCATAACCATAGTGGAGACTACGACCAGCAGTGTCTTTTACAGTGATGGAGAAAAGATTCTCGCTTGAGATATTACGAATGTCATTGGTGAACAGAGCATTCAGAACATCATTGCTTTCAGAGGTTTGCTGAAGCGGGATGGTAATGTCTGCTTTATCCCAAACAGGGTTGTAAATACGAGTGGTGTTACCGTATGCACCTACTGATTCTGACCAAGCATCAGCACGGTCAATCATAATAATAGTGTCTTCCGAAACGCCAGTCAAAACATGCGAGAAACCTTCTCGCTCAAGTACCACTGTAACTTGAGTCGGATCATACGTAGATAGACTTGAATCAGCCATTTTTAATTTCCTTTAATTAGACGTGGACGACGCCTTTGATGATTACCTTGTGAACTGCACCGGCAAGGGTCGCATCAAATATGAAATCACCAGCAACACGTTGTAGACGCTGGTTTTCTGGGATATCCGATACCCTCGGGACCGTAATTCGATAGCTGGCATACAGACCATTCTCTACACCTTGAGCTAGAACAGAACGCATCTGAGCTTCTACAAGGGTGAAACCTGCATCAGTATAAGGAACTTTAGGCTTGCGAACTAGCATACCAAATACAGATTCTTGCATACGAGCAATGGTCCAGAACTCACCAATCTTCTGATCAATGAAAGTACCATCAGCCATTACACTGTTACGAGTAATGTTTACACCACCAACAGAAACGTGATAAGCTACGCGAGCAGTTGCAAGATTGGTGCGAGCAGTAGTGCTCAGCTTGTCAACTGGTACACCTTCTAGGGTTTTGAATTCCCAAGTATTAGCGCCAGGAGTATAAGCTAGCTGGCTACCAACCCAAGCAGCTTCTGGATAGTAGGTGTCTGCTTGACTATGATATAGGGTTGACGTTTGATCATAACCAAGAGCACGTAGCTGAGCACCAATAGCGTTGTTGTTATTGGCAAGAGAGGCAGCATCTTGAGTAGAGGTAAAGTAAACTTTCTTAGTAGTTGCAATATAAGCTGCAAGAGCTAGAACGTCAACAGCAACGTGAGTACCAGCAAGCAGAGCAAACCAAGCATCGTTCTCAGCAGCTACAGCGGCAATTGCAGCAGCATAATTCTCATTGCTCATCTTACGACCAACAACTACGCGAGAAGGAGCGTTATCTTGACCAAACACCCGAGTAGCCATCACACCTACTACTGAGCTTGCTTGGAAGTCTTCAAGGACTCCATCAAGACTTGAATAGGTACGAGTACGACTGTCCGTGAAGTTATTGAAATCTGCAAGAATAAGCGGGATGGAGAAATCAGCAGTATCTACAGTTTGAGTTTGAGCATCAATTGTGACGGATACAATTTCTTCGAGTTGAGAAGCCATATATTATGATCCTATGTTTTCTGGGATGTAAAAAGTTCTTTTATTTTCATATGTCTCATCAACAATAATAACTTGTTCAATGGGATCAATATTTTCTTCTGTGACGTAAGCGTATCCAAACACAACGTCAATATTAAAACCATCCACCCACTTCGTATCTCTCTTTTGAGGCAGATAACGAATATCTGAAGTACGCATTTTGGAAAGATTGCTTTTTCTTAGAAATTCCCCGAAAATAGGGGAATTCAATTTCTGTTTAAAACTGTGTGCTAAATCACCTGATTGACTACCGCGAAAGCTAAATTGAACATTAGCTTCGTAAGTGTTTACAGTTGAATAAACAATGGCATCGCCTGAAGCATCATATCCCCAACTATTCATCTCTCTACCTTGTTCTTCAATCTCAATAATAAACATTGAAAGGTAAGAAGATTCAGGCTCAAGGTTATCCATGTTTCCCCAAAGGATTGCACCAGAAGTATCTAATGCTGGAAACATGGGAGCAATACTGTCATAGACAGCATCTTGTAATTCTGTATAAGCCCCCATAGAAACCTCTTAGTTAGCTGAAATCTCTACGCGAGCACAGATTGCTTTCACATGATCAAGAACGCCCATGGCGTAGCTTTGTAGGCGCATTACTTTGAAACGTTCACCATTCCACAAGACTTCATCTGCATCATAGCCATCTGAACCTTGTCTCGCAGTGCGAAGTATTTCACTTGTAGCAACGTAAACCTTAATCCATTCTTTAGTTCTATCTGACTCAGGGAGTACCATAAGATCACGATAGTTGAATGGTTGTACGTTAGCTTGCACAACAAAACTTGTTTCAACTGCTGGGACTGGACGACCTTTGACAACAGTATCTTTACCTTTACGATAAACAGTAATAGGCAGTTTCTTAGTGAGGGTAAACGATGGAATTGTCATTATCTTCCCTCTACTTTAACTTGAATGCTATCTCGTAGTTCGCCAGTCTCAATGAGTGGATTGTTGAAGCCCTTCTCAGTCACTGTACGAGGTGCGTTAGGAGGACTTGACCATTCGTTCATGATCTTCTTCAACATCGCTACAAACGCAGGAGAGACGGTTTTAGCAGCACTCAAAGCTGACTTACCTGATGTAACTGATTGGATCATCATAGCAAAAGCTTTAGTATCAGTTTTCAACTCTTGCTTTAGGCCGACGCGCATGAATGGACGAGGGGGAATCTTTTCCGTGCCTTCCTCAAGCATCTGAGCTACGAAGGCATGAGGCAGATTGTCATTCTCTGGACCATAATGCGTTGAATCCCAGCCAAGCTTCATCTTGATATTATCTAGTTGCTGTAAGTCCTTCTTGAGCTTATCCCATTTACTTTTGTCAACTTTGAGTGTGATCATAGCGGAACCACAACCCATCGAGGTAGCTCAGGCATTCCATACTGGAACTTGTATAAGCAGTTGAAAACACCGCAATCAGTTTTAGGAATGTTTGCTCTATTGACTGACAAATCCATATCGTTAGCTAGAACATCACAACGATCAATGCCTGCCGCATAAGGCATCAGACTGCCAAGACCAAGCATGGGGTTACTATCGAAACTTCCTAGAAGGAGCTTGTACCAGTCAATAGCATTACTCCAAACTTCAATATCACCGGTAGTCTCACGATAGATTGATTTATTCTTTGCAAGATCGCCAATGATTGCATACAATGCTAAGATTGAAGCTTGACGCACAGAGTCACCAGACATATCAAGAAAGTATTGAATATCTTCGTCTGAGAAAGTGTAGGGTTCGGTACGATCACTCACGAATAATCTTACAGCTTGGATATTAGAGATTGCCATGGTATTTCTCCATATAGGTATTATATTCCCTAGACAGTTTATATTGGCAGTCTGAGTAAATATAGTCTAGAAGTTTACCAACAGCCTCTTTACCTCTAACCGTTCCAACAAACATTTCCGAGTCTTTGCTGATCTTAGTTTTAATTTCTGGTACAATTTTGGAACAAAAATCTATAAAACTTTCACACAGTTCTTTACTACCAACAATCTTAACTGAGTGGTTATAGCCAATTCCTATAGAACCATCACCTTCAACAGCACCTCTCCAAAAATGCCTATTGTATTTAAAGACTTCTGGAACAACTTCTTTTAGGCTTTTTCTAGGAACTAATCCATAGCTTTTTAGTCGATTAACAATCCTGTCGACCGAAAATACGAAGGATGAGGTGAAGTAGGTATTACCCGTTCTATTGTCTAGTTCTGATCTAGAATGCACTTTGTTGCTGCTGCCCATATAAGATTTAAGATTCTCCAAAACCTCAATATCTTTTGTGTTTACATGCAGACTTACAAAATCATTATCGGTAATACATCCATCAGTTAAAAGCCAGCCAAAGAAATAACCACAACCTTCTTCGTCTGTATCAGAAAAACAGTCAAGGTTTATGGTGTGCCCGTTTCGGTTAAGTCGGCCCTCAGATTTTGATCTGACTTCTACACCCTCAATTTTTAAAAGTCTTAATACAGTATCTTTGGAACAATTATATTGCTTGGCTACTTCACCAGCAGTCATTCCATTTTTATAGGCGTTACAGACTGATTCAACTTTGTCAGCAGGTACAGTCTTATAAAATCCTTTAGGTTGAAAGAGGCGTACAGCCTGAATGTTAGATAGAGCCATATTCACCGCCTCTTATGAATTATTAGCTTTTAAGGGCTTGGAGAATTTCATTTAGTTTAGCAGCTACATCCTTGACGGTTAGCTTGCTGTCAGTGTCTAGCTCTTCAACATCTTTGAATTTAGCGAATGATTCATCGCCAGCTTTAGGAACACGAACTTTACCGAGTTGTTCGTAAAGACTGTCAACTTGTGCTTGAGTGCTAAGGAAGCGACCTTCAGGCTTCTTGATGTTCATTACAAACCTCTTTAGAATTTGGGAATGGGAAGGGGACCGAAGTCCCCATATCCCGAACTAGCAATTAAGCTAGGTGTAGGCGGATCACCGCTTGTGGCCGAAGAACAGCGTTTAGCATGTTGGATTCGGACATGATTTCAATCTTATCCATCTTGCTAGACATTTCTTCAAAGTAGTACTGGGACTGACCAACAGTGTTAACAGTATCAAACCGTAGAGCAGGAGCGAAGTAGGTTTGGAACATGTCTTGTACGCCTAGGGGGAAGGCATACGCATCACCGGCAGGAATGAAACGCTGAACAACACCGTTCTGGTCAGTATAAGTACCACGGTACTCAATGAAGCTGACACCGCCGAAGTTGAACACTTGATAACGAGCATCAAGAGGCATACCCTGAACACCAAGACGGGTGGTGAGAGGGTCTTGCTCACGACGGTAGTACTTATACACTTCAGTGATATAAGGGTTAGTGATTAGAGCCTGGAAGTACTCAGGTGAGCAAACAACCACGAAGTCACTAACAACTTGACCATTGAGTAGACCATCTTGAACGCCAGAAATGATCTGACCAGTGTAGCTTAGGGGATCAACGTTGCTGTTGGCTAGGTCAGTGGTAATCTCGGTACGGGTAACACCGAACTCGTTGTAGTAGTTTACGGTAGGACCGTAAGCACGAGCTAGGGTGCCGGAGGGAGCATACACAGTACCGCTGGTGATGATCTGCATACGAGCGACTTCTGCCAGTTGAGCATAACGACGACGTAGGGCATCCATCTTACGAGCACGGACATTAGCGGCAGATTCTAGGTCTAGATTCTGAGCAAAGTTTTCCCAAGAGATAATACCCTGTAGATCACGGGGTAGAATAGCGGTGTCTAGTGGGAAGTGGGGGATTGGGAAAGTGTAAATACCACGGCTGGTGGGTTTGATGGTGCTGTTACGCTCATCCCAGTTACGATCAACTGGTAGACCATCAACTTCATTCATGGAACTTACAGCAACGGTATCTTGGGTAACACCCTGCTCATTGAACAGGCCCATGGAGTTGATAAGACCCCACTGGTTAGGGATGGTAACTAGCTGGTTAGTAAGTTCTAGTACGCGACCAGTGTTGTTGGGTTGAAAAGCAATAGCCATATTAATTATACTCCAGATTGATATACTTTAAGAGAAGCGCTTAGCACGCGATCTCAACTAGAACGCCCTGCGCTTCAAGCAGACCTTTCAGGGTCTCAATCTGAGCAGCATTGAATTGGGTGTTAACTTGCTTAATGAGGTAGTCAGAAAGAATGACTTCATCACGAACGAAAGCAACAGCTTGTGCGTTCTGACCAGCAGTCATAGCGAAAGAAGGCTTCCAGCTAAAGCGGTCACCGAACACAACACCAAACTTGGTGCCAGCGGTGGTTAGATCAGCAGCCACAGCTTTGTGGTAGGTGGTATCAGCAGCAGCTTTAGCAACTACAGTGCCCATTACGACAGCAGAAGCATCACCAGCAGCAGCGAAGTTTAGGGTGATTACCTTACGAGCATAACCAACACTGGGATCAAGTTCGTGTACAACTAGGTCGCCAAGGGTGCGGTAGGTTAGGTCAAGAATAGCCATTAGATATAGTCCTCGAATTACTTAGTTTTGTATTGTTTTTTGATTGCAGCAGCGAGAGCTTCTTCCATAGAGGGATTAGTCTCAACCTTAGTATCCGCACCCATCTCAGTGAAAAGGGCAGATTTTTTCTCGCCAACAGAGGCGAATTCTAGAGCACCAACCATTGCTTCAAATAGAGCATCGTCAGCACCTTCAAACTTAGCAGAAAGTTCAGCAGCCTTTTCAGTACCAACAGCAGCGGTTAGCTTGTCAAGACGGGCTTGAGCAACAGCTTGTTTGGCAGCAAGTTCAGCAGCTTCTTTCTGAGCTTGGAATACAGCTAGTTGTTCTTTAATACCGGCTAGCTCAGCAGCTTGAGTATCAAAAGAGGCTTTAAGGGTTACAGCATCTTCTAGGGCAGCTTGAAGTTCAACATCTTTGGCTGAAAGCAGAGCTTGCACGTCAGATAGTTGTTCTTTAGCTAGTTCAAGTTCTTTCATTTCAACCTCACTAACACTGTCTTGCGACATATTAAACATCTTGGATTTAAGTTTGAGCATGTTATTCTCTTTTTGAGCTACGTCTGCTAAATGTGAGTAAAACTCTTCATGAGTCATTACAGCATCTGCTAGACCTAGGCTCAGTGCTTCTTTTGGCAAGAAAGTCTTAGCTTCAGTCGATCTAACAGTTTCTACCGAGATGTTACGATGTCCTGCAACAAACTCAGTAAAGCTTTCGTAAAGTGTATCTACCTTACTTTGAATATCCGAGATGAAGTCTTCACGGAAACTACCGTCTTTTGCAAATGGCACCTTACTGCCACCGGCATACACGAAGGTACGTTCATAGCCTTCTTTCTCAAGTGCTTTGGAATCATTCATCAGACGAACAACAACACCAATGCTGCCAACCTCGGCTTGAGGGTTAACAATGATCTGATCAGAGATAGAAGTTAGCGCATAAGCAGCAGAAGCACTCATACCGTCAATATAGGATAGGATTTGAATACCATTAACATTTGCTACGTCACGAATATATTGTGCAGTTTCAAATACTTGGTAAGCTTCACCGCCGCCACTATCTACATTCAGAACAAGAGTTTTCATACCCTGGTCCGCAAGAGCATCCATGTCAGCTTTCATTGCTTGATAGTTAGCACCACCACACTCAAAACCCATCATAGTAACGGGCTTATAAGTGAGAGGGCCTTCGACCGAAAGCATTCCGACTTTGGTGTCTGGATTGTACATTAGATGGGATTTGTTAGGGCGTTCATCTTCGCTATCTTGCAATACTGCCTGACCATTGTTACGATGATCAAGGTAGCTCATGATAGCTTCAAAGCTCTTAGCCTCCATTAGATGAGGCTGATTGTATAGCTTCTGAGTAAGAAGCCTTAGAGCATGTGCCATAAAGGCTCCTTAGTTTTCTTTATTACTTGTTGAACTGTCACCAGATGATCCTACGGCAGAACCTGTTCCAGAAGGCATGCCCTCTTCAAGTCCGCTGCCAGATGCAGAAGTCATAACGCCTAGAAGTTCGTTAAGTTCTTCTTGTGGCATATTTTCTTCTACACGATCTGGTAGACCCAGGGTTTCAGCAATATAGTTGATGTTGCCAGGAGTAGGAGTAATCATGCTTACAGCTTTAATACGTTGAATTGCACTACTGAAGTCTTGAACTGACCTCTCGTCAATATCACCATAAACAAGCTTGGGCATCTCTACAGGGTTCCAGCCGTTCAGTGTCGCTAACTGCTTAATCAAATCATTATTGAATTGGTCTTGAATCTCCATAAGGGCAGACTCAATTCGGGTTGCAATGATTGAAGTTTTGCTGTCAGCTAGACTATAACTACCAGTGGCTCCTTGACCTAGTTTAAGAACGTCAGCGAAAAAGGACATCAGGATTTCATTAGAGAACCTGTTGATAATCTCTGATACATTGAAACTTTTACTACCAGTGACGCCAGCAAGTTCAAATTCAAAAAGCTTTTTACCATCTTCATAGATAGTAGGAAGGATCAAACCTTCTTGCTCTTCTCGGTGCAGATTACGCATTACCTTTTTCATGTAATCGTACACTGCTTTGTCTTGCTCACTTGCTTGATCTGTCATGTATTGCACAGGCATATAGAGAACAGGAAGTCCTCTCATGTCCTTGCTGACCCCAATCAATTCAGCTTCTTCAAGGGCAACCTTGCATTTCCAAGCTTTCCAAGCATAGACTAGCGGAGATTCACCAGTTGGATTGTTCTTGCGTACGTTTGCACGGCAAAGCAGGAACTTCTCACGAGGGATAAATTCGCCTGGACCTACTGACATTTGACCTAAATCTTTAGCGCCATTTTTGATCATGGTCCATTGACGTAGTCCTGTGATGTCTCGATTGTATTCGTCAAACTCCCACTTGGCGATAGTCTCTTGACCACGAGGAGATAGCTTCTTAATTCCTACCAAACCATCGTTGTAATAAGAACCTTGGGAACGCAGCCGTCGGCGAAATACTTTCTCAGTTACAGAGAATCCGTATGTGTTAAAACTACTAATCTCTTTAATTACAGAGAAGAGTGAAGTGTCCATATCCTCAATGACTTCTTCAAGGAACTGAGCCTTTCGTTTCATGTCATCAGAAGCATTGTGAGGAATTTGAACTTTCCACTTAACCTTTGAAATCATTGTTTCAAGAAGTTGAACAGCAGAACTAATGGTCCCGTCTTTCTTCATTTGATTGAAAGTGTTAATACAAAGAGGCCATTGCAGCTCTTGTTGACAACCTTCAAAAATATTACCACCGATAACCCGTAGGCCGGGCTGTCCTGTCTCCGAAAGCTTGATTCGCGGAATTACTGAATCAGTCCCTTGGGTTAGCGGAGCCTGTTCTGTCTCGGCCATATAGGCTCCTTATCGTAAAGCGTTTAATGGGTTAACCTTCTGATCAAATCCGAATGATTGCATACCAGAGAGGAAGTTACCTAAAAGGACTTTTTGGGCTAAGGTAATGAAGCTGTCCGCACTGGCGTCCACTTGATCATCCTTGCAATTTCTTGTACCGTCGAAAGCTTCAATTTCAAAGAAATAAGCTTCATTCCAAGGTCCTTCAACATAACCAACCATCCCAGCTTCAGCAGCAGCAGCAAAAGGCTGCATACGAACTACTTTAGATTTGTTAGTTGATCTCAACTTGGCGTAGAATCCTTCCTCTATTAGTGACTTAACCATCATCTTACCAGCAGCAAGACCTGCTTGGCCGGGCTCTTGAGGAAGGATAATTTGAGTACCTGGAGGGTCTATCTTAGCAGTCTCAATGATCTTTTCGATTACTTCGCCATAACGAGCACGGAATCTAACAACATCTTCAACGATGTAATCACCTTGCTTTGTCTTGGCGATAAGAACACCTGCTGTCCAGTCAGGATTTGGATTAGAATCTGATGGTAAGGTGCCAGCAATATCCCAAGCCCTGCATCTCTGAACAATTTCAGCTTCTTTCTCAATCATGTTAACTGGCTTTCCGAACCATTCTCGCTTCAAATAGCCAGAAGCTGATTCACGAACTTTCCAGTTACCGTCTAAAAGTCGCTGCCGTTCTACACCCTTCAGACCTTTTAGCCAGCTTACATACTTAGGGTTGATCTTCTGAACGATTGGATTATCATAGACGTTGGCGCTGATAAAGGTAAAAGATAGACAATCGCCTTCTTCAACACCATAGTTTTCAATCAACTCTTCTTTACTTGCGCCCCAAACGAAATCACCGCCCACGAAGCTAAAGTAACGAACCATGCCGTCTTTACTTCGATCTGGAGTACCATCCTCTTTTAAGTAGGGTTCAACCCATTTAGATAAAAAATGGTCTGCCGAGGGGTTGCAAGTAATTTTCATGTGTGGCATTACTTGAGGGCAATTCGGATTTCGCATACGGGACATGATATATTGAACCATGTGTTGGGTGAACTGCGTCCCCTCATCCACGTAGTAGAGATTACCTTCAATACCTTGCCAGTTTACGTCAGCATCGTCGTTTTCAAAGTGCTTAAGATAAATCTCAGCTTTTGATTTGTGAAAAACAAATTTGGCATCTTTGGCTTTCCAAGTATATTCATCAGGTCCATATACTTGTGAGAAGATACGTTTGCATTTAGATAGTACGTTACCGGGTCCATAAAGCTGAGGAGTGGTTCGGCGGGTCATAATGCCGATGAAGTTTGGAATGTCGGTGTACTTAAGAAAATCAATAACGCCAATTTCACTTTTCCCGCTCCCGGCTGCCCCTCCAAAAAGAGTCACGTCAGCTTCAGAGTGAATATACATCGACTGCCTTTCGCTGGCTGGACCGGGCAATGTTTGTTCTTCAGACATAAATATCCTCCTATTATTTCTAACAGGAGGACTTCTCCCGCATAGCTTTTAAAATAAAATCTTTAGCTTCTAAAGTTGCACATTCAGTATAGCCTTTAAACTCAACTTTTGGTTGATATTTAAAACCTTCTGACTTGATTAGCATTAATATATCTCTTTCAAAAATTCCACATTGTAAATTAGTGAAAAACAAGCATTCTAATATAGTAAAAGATATACCCTGCTCTTTATATCGGGCTATTCTCTTTTTATAATTAGAACTGATACCTAACTTAAGAAACTTTTCTCCTTTGTAGTCCATTTCAAGTAAGTAGATGTGACCAGCGGCATTACCCATATCGGGATTCAATCTACAACGCTTTAAGTAATTCCAATGTTGCTTTTCTGATCTTCTCTCAATAGAACAGATTTGACAACCAGCCCCTCGCCAGTGTAGCTGAGGTTCTTGCCAAAAAGGACCATGAATTGGGCAAATAATTTCTACCGCTGTATAGCAGTTTTCATAAACTATTTTGCTATAATCATATTTACCAAAATGTTTCTTATTAGCTCTCTCGGAAAAAGCTTCAAGGGAGTGCTTATAGTTTATTCTACCAGTCTTATTTTCCGTAACTTTTCTGATTTTTTTTTAGCCTTATGCTCTTTAGGCTTACGTCGTCCTTCATTTGCACACTCTCTGCATCCTCTTCCGCTCAGATGGTTAGCGGCGGTGATAGTAAACTCTCCATGAGAGTGGCAGATTACTGTAAGCTTTTCTTTACTATGGGAATAAACAGTTTTTGAGTAATCATACTTGGCTGAGTGAACTTCAACAAATCTTTTAATAAAATACTCAGTATTTGACTTACAGTCACAATCTAATGCAGCCCTGAGAATACACCCGCAAGAAAACGCATCGCCCTTTTTAAGGCTATCTCCTAAGGCGTTTACCGTATTTCCGCAATCACATTCACATTTCCAGCGAACCAAAGCTCTGCCTGACTTGGTGTAAGAGTATTCAGCCTGTTCTTTGACAGTCAAAATACCCACTCTCCTGCCAATCAAGTCCTCTGGAGTATTTTTGTAACCAGAAGCAGCGGCTTTCTTTACGTTTTCTTTTGCAACCTCAACGGTGAGACATCCGCAGGATTTATATTTATCAAGGGCGTCTTGTCGGACTTCTCTAGTTGTTCCACAATCACAAATGCAATTCCAATAAACACGGCGCTTACCAGAACCAGAAAATCTGTCAGAAGCTCGATCTATCACAGTCCATCGACTAAATTTTTGACCAGAAAGGTCTTCTATAGGTCGCACGTTTTTACCTCTCATTAGGCTGTGTAGGGCGGAGACTATCACACTGAATGAGCAATGTGAAGAGCTTGCAATCTCTTTTCGTCTCCATTTTAAAGCAGGAGCGTCATCGCGACGAGTCCTTAATACAATTCCAATCAACGTCTCATCTCTTTGAGTGTTACCACTAGCTATCTCAAAGGATTCCTGCTAGTTGCGATTGATTGGGAATAAAAACCAACACCTTTCTTTACAGGGTTGGAAAATGATCAACAGCATTTCGCTTCTTAGTATTATCGATCATTGTTTTGAGCTTTTGAAATCTTGTCTCGACTTCATAATTGAAGTATACATCACACTTGGTTCTGGCGTCAACACCCTAATAGCAAATTTCTATCGAAATTCGTAAAATAATTGATTTTCACTAATCTCTTTTTCAAAGATCGGCCTATTTTGTTCAATATACCAATTCTTTTCTTCTTGGCTCATGTTCTGCTGAGTAACGCAATGAAGAACGTCTTCAGCCCTAATCCAAGTCATAAGTTTAAGAGGACTAGGAAAACCTTCACTACCAATCAATCCTGATCTGTGTACACGCCATTGATAGCCAGCGTCTTCATATCCATAACGATTATAAACTGTATTGTATCCGCCTATGGTTTTAAGAAGAGTATTAGAGTAGAAGGAAAAAGCACCTATTAGATTGTTCCAATAAGCAACTTCACCTTCTACCTTTACCACTTCGTCTCTGAAAGGGTCAGGAATACCGAACCAATGACAACCGGATTTCAAGTGGTAATGAATTGTGTAATCAATCCAGCCAGAACGAATAGGATATGTGTCATCGTCAAAGAGAAAGATAAAGTCATAGTCAGCAAACTTAGCTAAGCATTTATTACGCATGTTAGCTGGACCTTCAAGTTTCTCATCCAATTGAATATGGAAGTCTACTTCATGTCTGTCTGATTGAATATGATACTCTTGAATCTTTCTCTTACCTGCTGTGATAACTCCAACACCTACCCTACTCATAGTGACTCAATAATCTGACGACGAATCTTGTTAGCATTGTCTAGCTGGTAATGAGTACGAACATGCTCAGCAAGCTCAAGACCTTTATCTTTACGATACTCATCATCTTTCAAAAGCTTCTGTACAGCGCTACGCCAGCTATTCTCGCTGTTACCGTAGACTACCACATCTTTATCAAGATCGTTGAGATAAGGGTGTACACGAGAGCATACAATAGGTAATCCCTTAGCTCCTGCTTCCAAGACTTTCAGATTGCTTTTACAAGCATTGAAATTGTTCTTTTCAAGAGGTGCTAATGCAATCTTATGACATTCATACAAATTCATGTAACTATCTAACGTAGCCTGGGGTTTGGTAGATACTCCACGAAATCGCTTTGTAACCTCTTCCCAGACTTGGCAATCTTTGTTAACTCCTCCAATTGTAAGCTCATTCAAAGGAACGGCTTTACGGATGAGTTCCAAATCATGCAAGTGCGTATTACCGCCTACATAACAAAGTGGTGTACCTGCTTCAAAGTCTTGGTTAATACAAAACTGACCTTGATCGAACTTGATAGCATTAGGAACTACAACAATCTCACCCTTAACAAAAGGTGCAAGCTGTGATTCAAGATAGCTATTTGTCACAGTAACGACATCAGCAAGTTCAAGCAAAGCTTTAAATCGCTCGGGCATATTCTGTTGACGATAAGTTTCTTTAAGAATATGGTTTGACGACAGAATGAAGTGGTCGTCTTCATCCATTACAATCTTGATTCCGTTAGCTTTGTATTCGCGAAGCTTTTCAATAGGAATAGCAGATAGACGACTGAACCAAATAGTTGTGGTTTTAGGCTTAGGAATGTCTTCGCCAAAAGCTTCTAGAGGTTGACCAATCCTGTGGTAAAAACAGCCAGATGTTGGACGATGCTCTACAAGCAAGTCGCCATATTGAATCAATTCAACTTGTGACATCATTATCTCCTATATAAACTTGTATTCTAATAGGAGCAGTCTATTTCTGTCAAGACTCTTTCAGAAACTATCTTTACAAATAGGTTTTGAAAAAGTGCTAGTTGCTTACACCGGACTAGCCTCGATAGGAGAAACCAGTAAGCTTGGGTAAGGCTACTACAGGAAAAGGTTAGTAGCCTCAAATCACCTATTTAAAACTTAACCACCCACGCCTTCAACCCTGACTTTGACAACTGTGCCTGGGGCAATACCTGTCAGACTGTACAAGTCAACATAAGTGTTAGCTTGCATTGTGACATCATTAAGCGTATCCGCCATGATAAAACACCTTTTAATAATTATTGACAACTTAGGTGCTTACATATTTATAGTGCTAAAGCTACACTTCAAATTCGCTTCCGTGCTTAGCTAAAGGGAAGGTTTAAAGTGTATGTACAAAAATTGGTGAACTGATGGCTACCCTGCCTGCCTCAATTCTCGAAGACTCAAAAGTTTAGTCTTCCTCCCCTCAAGTCGGTATAGAAGTCGCAGCGTTCTGTTAGTTCCAACACATCCCTTGATGTGGCGTATGCCCAGAACAGGGTTAGCGTCCGAAGTTACCCTCTAATAGAGGTGGCTTAAGACAACCCTCCGCTTCTTTGATAGTGGTGCCTACCAACCGCCCAAGTTGACATCGCCCAATACACCGGCTAGCTAGTCAAATGCTCTTGCGGATACCTAGGCAAGTGTATAGGCGGCCAAGCCAGCAACACAAGCCCTAATGTGCCGATATTGCATCGGCTAACTCTTAGCTCGTTCTTTTATGCGTCTCTCAATCTTTGTGAAAAGACAAACGAGCTTAATTTTGAAAATACAGAAGTGGTAATAAGCTTTAGAACGCTTAAATTTCTCCCCTAAGGGAAGCTTGTTCACACTACCACCAACGCCTACCATTCACACCGGTTAGGTTGAGAATGATAAGAACTAGAAGAACAACGAACAAAATCTTGACAAAAGTAAGAGCAGTGCCAGCAATAGCACCGAGACCCAGAAGAGGGGCTAGTAGAGCAACCAGTAGAAAGATTAGAATAAGATTAATCATTTGTGTTGCCTCTTTTACGGAGGTCCGTCTCTCTTGTGTTTGATTCCTTTTCACATAACACTTATTTAAATGTAATCTGAAAAGAGAGGTCTCGTTCGTGAGACCAGACGGATTGTAGTCAATCAACCATCAGTCGAAAGGAGAGGAACGACTGAATTCTTTAAGACTTATATTCTTGATACCGACGTATCAAAGCTTCTGCTAACCTAGGGTCTGACTGTTGAGCGGCTAGTATCCTGGCTTGAGACAATTTATAACATAACCAAGCTTCATGTGCTTTTTGTGCGTCATCAAAACAACCAAGGCTTTTATTTTTACCGCTAACAACCTCTCTACAGAAGGCTCTAAATTTACCAGTAGCTTCGTAGAAAGTAACGCCTGTAGGATAATCTCCTTTCGCGAATACCTTTTCACCTACAAATTGGTTAATTTTCCTGTCAACAAATATGCAAGTATCAGGACCATAAACCTTATTGCCCGGAAATAGAATATCCTTGTCTAGTTGTTTTCCTTCCCAATCTTGCTTTTCCATCCAAGCTCGGAAATTGCTAAAATAGTGCCACTCAGGAACAACAAGCGAAGTGGCATAACTAAGATTGGTCTTACCTCTGTTTTTGCAGTAACATCTCCTGATCATGTCATTCCATTTGGAATAGTAAGGGCACCTCCAGACAGTTTTGTAGCTGCCGTCGATAAACTTCCTTACAGAAACAACATAATCAGCATCATTGATACCAACGCCGTAAACCAAACCTTTCTTGCGTCCCATAAAACCTCCAAAATATAGAATTGAGAGCCTAATATAAAGGAGGTTTTTATACGATGTCAACCAAAAAGCAGAGGTTTGATCACTTGTTTTAGTTTTGCGTATCCAGCGGAGTTCGGGTGTACATTATCCCCGGTAAGGGTGCTATCCATCTGGACCTGTCCATTTGCATCTACACCTTTGCTTACAGAAGCTGCATAACCGACCGCAGGGATGAAGCCTGTGAAAGTAGACAACCAAGTGTTGTAGTCTACCCGCCTAACGTCACCAGCACCAGTATTTCTTCCGCTAGTGGTTGTCGGCAACCCCTCAAGCAGAATAACCTTAACCGGAGACTTATAAGCAGTCACATATCCCATAGCCATAGTCAAAGCTCTTCGGGAATCGTTGAGAGCTTCTGGAGTAATACCACCAGCAGCAACAGAATTACCACTCCAAGGAGAGTACACCATGTGAGTAGGATTGACTACGTTGATAAGGTCTTGAATACGAGGCGTGTAAGTCAAGGGAACTTGGGCATGAAGAGCTGCATTATAGTATTCAACGGGATTATCTGGAGTAGAGGTCTCATAGGCCGCCATTTGAGCAGCGCCGTAGCAGGTAGGCGTTCCACCGATCCCCTCACCAGTCGAGTCAGCTACGATCATAAGCTGACGACCAGCTTTAACAGAGTAATACATGATGGCAGGGTTAATAGTTCCGGCCTCAGTATTGGCAAGTTGAGTGAAGGAAGCTTTGTTATCGACTCCTGCCACAGCAGCTTTACTGGTCTTGTAATACCTTGGTGCAGAAGTCCCACGCCAATTATATGTCTGGTTGAATGGTCGGCTCATAGTAGCCCCTGAAGGCAACTGGATACGAACCATCACTACCGGGCGAGAACCTCCGTCTGTACGTTGTAAAGACTTGAGCGGGATTACATCACTCCAAGTAGTAGAGGGCCGTTCTTCCGCGATCCGAGGAGCTAGCGTACCAGATGCAGAACCGTCGAATGTTACATCGTACCAGTCACTGCCAGAAGTTGTATACTCTGCCGCCCAAGCTGCATCCGAACCGGCATAGTCCAGCTTATCCCGAACGCTTACGCAAACCTTGACCCCTTGTACTGCTGCTGTATGGATATTATGGATACCTACACGAAAACCTGTAAAGTGGCTTTCTAGTTCCATAATGCAGTTAGTGGTATGCACTGCTGAGAGAACTTCTTTATCTTGACGAGAGAAAAGATTCTTTGTCAAAACATTAGTCTTATCAGAGCTTGAGACATTCTTCAAGGCCGCTTGCATTGCAGTGTTCATTTCAGTCTTAGCTGAGTTTACCGCAATGTCTGTAACTTCCTGTGCATCCTGACGAACAGACGCATCAAGTGCCCCTGACTTCAAAGCACCTTGAATACCAACACGGCTAATAAGCCTACTAAGTTCAGCATCTGTCATCATATCACCAATATTTATTGTTATGTATAAGCCAGAAAGCTGACTTGGCTTGAATAGATGTATTAGTCTTTTTTGGTAGGAACGGTAAGCGACAAACGAGGTTTGATATCAACTACTTCGGCTTTCTCTTCGGAGTCTTCTGAAGTGCCATCAGATTTCTCAGGAGTAAGGATTTCGTTAACAAGCTCATAAGCGCGGTCTGTGATGTGCTTGGCTGCTGCAATCCTAGTCTGACCCTTCTCTTCAGGGTTACGCATCACTTCTAAACAAACCTCAATTGCCTCAGAGACAAAAGGTTCATATGCTTGGAGTAGAAGGGACTTTAGCTTTCTCTGGCGAGAGGATAGGTTGCTGGTTGAACCTAGGGGGCGTCCTCCACGAGGACCTGACTTACGCTCATCGGGAGATTTAGCCATTTTTATTGCCTTTTAATTTTTTATTTTTCACTAGTGGTAGCGCTATGTGATAATTATAGCGCTTTATTTCAGTTTGTCAAATAATATTCAAAGATTATTACACATTTTCATCATAAACTGTAAAACTAACCCAGTTCTCGCTGATATGAGAGTGCTGATATTCGTGAGTATCCAATTCTTCATTGTAGGCGTAAGACCTGCACACAGCGCACAAATCTTCAGCTTCTGGTAGAGTTTCACTTTTAAGGGTTGTGAAGTCAAACCTACTAAGGCTTCCATCACACGCTTTGCATCGAGTAGACATTATGTATTTCTCCTAAATTTTCTCTTAACAATTTTAGCCCATTCATCAGGATGTTTTCCACCTTTTGAACAATTACACGGAGGACATAAGAGTTGAAGGTTATCAGGCCAATTACTACCGCCTAAAATTAAAGGCATTATATGATCAACGTGATATTTAGATTTATTCAAATCACAACCACAAGCAATACATAAACCATCTTGCTCTTTAAACATCCTTAGAATATCTTCTTCACAGAATGTACCTTCAGCGTTAAGCATCATAGAACGTCTGTTTTGTTTATAAGCTCTAATCTTTTCCTTATTTGCTTCTCGCCATTGCAACTCTTTGTAGACCTTACAAAACTCACAACCTCCTGTCTCTGACCTACGTTTACTTTTGGTCTTGCAATCATAACAGATTTCACCTGTGTAATAAAACTTCTCTTCCAGCCTGAGCGCAGCTTTCCTGTTCTTAGGTAACAAAGACAACTCTTCTTCCAGAAGATAAATGGCAAGAGGAGAATCAGGATCAGCAGATTCTTTGAGAAATGATAAAATCTCAAGCACGAACTGATTAGTTTCTTTCCGCTCTTGTTTTGCTTTTGTCAGAACAGCAGCTTTATCTTTCTTTTGGAAAGAGTCTTCTTGAACGGCTTCCTTAACACACTCACAACAACGACCGGTGCTTGTATATTTATCAGATAAATGATCTTTACTGCAAAACTCACCATCGAAATAAGTAGCTAAACCAAGCTTTCTTGCTTCTGATCTTGTTAATAAATCATCGGACATCCACCTCACTCCTATTTTTCACACAAACACCCTCACTACCCGGCTCTTTATAGTAAGTCGCACCTTGTTGCTTGCAATGCTCTGTCATCTGTTGCATATGCTTCATATTAATCTTCTCTTCCCTTGTACCGTTGATAGAATTAAACACCAGCACGAATGCTACCAAAGCTAGCACAACGAGAGCGTAATTTCTCATTTAATCAATCCTCTTTCTTTACACCAATTGTAATCAATCTCATGTTTTTCAGCACAACCATTAACCTTAATCAGATAAATCTCAAACGCTTCTAAGGGGCTCTCACCTGAAGCTTGCCATGAGGTATAGTCTACAGGTAACATACAAAACCACTCCTTTCTATTAGAATCATATCTAATCTCTAATTTCATATCTTAACTCCTATGTTTATTTATCTATTAATTCTTATATCTTTTATACTATACTGAAAGTTCGATTTCAAGAAGGTATAAAAAGCCCTACCCCAGGGTCAAGAAATTAATCTTGAATCCCCAGAGTAAAGCCCATACCTTCTCTTCAAGACTATACTGAGCGTCCCGAATTCAAGCCTATCAATTTCGATAGGAACACACCAATAGAGTGTGTGGTAATCTGCCCGAAGTAGCACCCTCGGCAGATGGATCGTCTTTACTTGTGCTAAAGTCTACGGCCATACAGGAGTTTAACGACCTTCAAGCTTCTCCCGCCCCATCCCATCGCCTCGGTAGTAGGGGTTTAAGCAACTGACGCTAAGTCTCTCCTCCCTATAACAAGAGGCATACCCCATCAGTGCCGATTCGCTTTTCTCAGCGACTTTAGAAATGATAACCCACAAAATCTCACACGTCAACACCTTTCTCCAAAATCTTTCTAAAAATATTTTCACTCCCCTGTTGACTCGCTGAAAATGTGTGGTATTGTATGTCCTATCAACCAAACGGGGAGGTGTGCTGTGGGTAAACTAGAAGATGTAAAAATTTCATTTGAGCTTTACCGTAAACTTTTGCAAGATAACAAAGACCTTTATCAGGCATTCGAAGTCATTGAAAGGCTGGTGCTCTCACAGGGTTCTAATAGTGCTCTGTCTGAAGCATATGAGTTCCTAAAGTCTAAGGGCTGTTATAAGGCTCTCTGAAGGCCTGTAAAGGCCAGCCAATACACACGTAGCGCCCCAACAGAGAACGTTGCACAGACAAGCTCGTAGGGGCCTTAAATTGAGGATTAAGAGATGTTCTGGACCAAGACTAAACCAACCACACCCGGCTACTACTTTTACAAAGACAATATTACAGACCATGATGTGATCCCAATCGACTATCTATGGGATAAGCATGACTTGAGCTACTGGAATGAGTGGTCGCACTCTTGGATGCTTGTTAAAGATGCACCAGACGATGTGAAGTGGTCTGATGAAGCTATTGAATTTCCGGAGGGAAAATGACAGACTTAATGCGTGAAGAGTTTGAGAAATACATCACTGAACTAGGTGGCAATATTGAACGTAAATACGAGGACGGTTATATGCACCCTCAAGTTCAACAATCCTGGGTGGTATGGAAGAAATCCTGGAATAGCTCTTTGGATGTTAAAGATGTCAATAGCTTACAATACAAGATTGGTGATACTCTCTGGTTTGCGAACGGGGGCGATAAGCTGACAGAAGGTAGAGTAGTTCACATCTTCGGTTGGGGAGCTACAGTGCAATATATTCTTGAATACTACGCCGTTATTGATTATGGTATTGAGTGTCGGAGTGGATTTTGTGTAAGCGAGAATCCAGAAGGACCTTTGAATCTGAGTAAGCTTGCTAAAGAAGCTGGTGTGAATATTAAGAAACGACTTGAAGAGCGAGGTAAGCGATGATGTATCACCTAAAAGACTTCGTGAACTATGCAGGGCAGATTCTTGACGACAACCATGTCGTACTTGCTTACAGTCGTAAAGATGGGTACATTTACACAACCTACGCAAAAGCTATTAGAATTGGTTATATTATAACTGGAATGGAGAAATAATATGAATGATTCAATTCCTGTTATCATAATTCTTGGATTTCTAGTTGCTTTTGTAATGTGTGGGTTTTCAGTCTGGATTGAACGTGACTTAGCTTCAGAAACATTCGGCATCTCACGCTTCGAAGCAGCTAAGCTGAAAGAATCTTGTGAGAAATCTCTACCACGAGATGAGAAGTGTGTGCCTAAATTGACTTATGAGATTTCTAATGAACGAAATCGATAGCAAAACAATGGCAGCTATTCGTTCAATCCCCACTACAACACGAACATTTTTAGGAGGCTTTCGCTTCGACTGTGCCCAAGACGATGAGAAATTTGATATTGAGGTGAAGTGGGCAGAAGAAATTGTAACCAATAACAGGCCAAAGGAAGAGAATGGCCCGGAAGAGGTTGACAAGGTAGAGAAAGTAGGAGAGAATGAAACAAGCTTGAATGAAAAGGATAAGGTTTTTCGGGATGCTCTGGTTGTGTTGCTTAAAAGAATTGAAATAAAAACTTTAAAAGAGGATAAGTTAATAAAAATGTTGGAGGATTTAGGTGAAAATACGTAAGTTAGTCTTCGGCATAGGTATTAACGATGCCGACTATGTAACACAGGTAGCAAAAATCATAGGTTATCGTGAAGATGGTCGAAAGATTAGGACTGTACTTTGGACTTGCCCTTACTATCTAAAATGGTGCAACTTGCTGAGACGTTGTTACAATGAGGCTGCACTAGTAAAAGACCCAACATATAGGGGTTGTTACGTAGTTCCAGAATGGCATTATTTTATGACTTTTAGGGCGTGGATGGAAAAACAAGAATGGGAGGGTAAGAGTCTTGACAAAGATTTGTTAATACCGGGAAATAAAGAGTATGGTCCAAATACTTGCCTATTCCTCGATAAAAATGTTAATACTTTCCTATTAGAATGCCAAGGTCGTCGGGGTGAATGGCCAATCGGTGTTTACTTTGACAAACAGAGCGGTAAATTCAAAGCTCAGTGTAGGGATAATTTACTAAAAAAGACAAATTTTCTCGGATATTTCAATAGCGCACAACAAGGTCATGAAGCATGGTTGGCTGAAAAGTTAAGACAAGCCTATATTCTTGCTGCCGGGCAGAGTGATGAACGAATTGCAAAAGCGTTGATTGACAGGTATGAAAATTATCAGCCAGACTAAAGGAGATGTGATGAAAGAAGAAATTTTAAGGTCAGTTATATTGGAATTTCTCGATTAGGCAGATAAGACCCGAGCAACCAGTCTATACTACAATGATGGCTATGACCTTGAATTTTATTATTCGCCAGTAGGTACTATTGAACTTATTGATGAATATTTGAAAGATGTTGAAAAATTTATTAAATCACAGGAGGAAGAATGACACAACGAATTAGATATTCAACAGCTTACATCCATGAATTTGCTGCTAAAATTGAGCAAATGGTTTTTGAAGGCTATCGTATCGACCATGACTCAGCTTTCTGTGCACGCAAACGTGGAAGCGCATATGAGATTCATTTTATACCTACAAGGGAGTCACTAGATTATGATGGGTTTCCTCTTACCGGTAGTGAAGAAAAAGAGCTTGAAGAGTTCTACAAAGAAGCGGCCAAAAGGCGACTGGGTAAAACGTCGGCATCAGAAGAGCATCTACGGAACCTTGATTTGAGTGATTTTGATGAATTTATGAAACAATGTGAACCTCTGCCTTCAGAGCTACTTGATCGAATGAATGCGCTTAGGGAAAAGGCAGAATCAAATCGAGCTATGGATGAGTTAGTAGAACAAGCACAAGAACTTGACATGGGTTATAACAAGCAGCTAACCATCCGCGAAAAGTGGGAAATTGATGATGAAATAGATTTTCAAGCCGATGAGCAGAAAAAGCTTGCAGAGTCAGAAGATTGTGGTAAAATGTTTTATACCAAGGAACAGCTTGATGCGCTTTATTGGACAGACCTTCAAGAAGTAGGACGGAAATTTGGCGTCAAACAACGTGATCGGAAGAAACTGACTAGAATGATTCTGGAAGCACAGGAGAAAGAGAGTGAAAACTGATAAGGAAAAGCGGTCCACAGAAGCATCTAGATGTTTTGCACTACCTTATGGTATACCAGAAAGCTGTGATAAGAACCTGATTATGTCGTTTTTAGACTGGGCAGAGAATTACAAAGACGCTACACTCTTTCACTATGATGGAATTAAAGAACCAGAACCATTCTTGAACAGCTTTGAATGGGAAGAGTTGGTAGATGAATTTTTGTGTAAAGACAAGGAGTAATACATGAATAAGTTCGGTTGCATTTATAAGACAAAGAAGGGTAAAGAGCGTTTAATCATCAAGGGTTATGAAAACCAAGCATTGACGACTTCTGTTCTGAATGACAGCCGAGTTCTTGTATTTGAAAGTCGAGGTAGAATTGCCGAGTTTATGGCTAAATTTAGAGGCGCTGATGGCGGATCAGAATCTTCCAGGTATATCGACGGAGCTTACAAAGTAATCAAACTTGAGCCTATTTTTGTAATAGCAGGCTATAGAGTAAAAGAGGAGAGTGAAGATGGACTATCGTAATCTACTGGAACTGGCTGCTCTATCGGCAAATAAAATTCCTGAGAGCTTCAAAGACAGTCCAAGCTTTTTTGATGGTGTACTTGACGTTTGGAAACCCTTGGAGGATGATGGTGTTGCCTTTCGATTAGCAAATTATCATAGCTTTTGTGTAGCACACAGCAAGTCGGGATTGAATGGTGAAAAGCTTTCTATTATAATTTCTGACAAGTTTGGTCCAAACTCAAAAGTTTTCTCTGTTCGGCATTACACGAATGCGGCTGATAGAGATTTGATGACTCGGCAAGCTATTGTAGAAGCTGCCGCAAGAATAGGAGCAATGATATGAATCTAATAAGGCTAACCCGTGGCCGTGATGGGACAACCATTTACATTAACTTTGAACAAATTACATCAATTGAGGAAGATGGTGGTTGGACTCTAATCATTGCTGCTGGTAGGAGTCATTGGGTATTAGAGAGTCAGGAAAATATTTTAGAAGTCATTTTCAGTCAACTTAATGCAAGCAAACACTGAGGAGAAGACAAAATGAACGCACAACAACAAATCTCATGGTCAGACTTTTATGCCGAAGTAGTTGGTGATGCTAAGGGTAGTCAGAAAGCTTTCATCAAGAGCAAAGCTAATCAAATCTGGCAAGCATATAAGTCAGGCATGAGTGCTAAGGAGACTATCGGCTACATTGTTGGAGGCTGTCTGTGATGAGTAAAGTCACTCACATTTTTGTCTTGCTGGTTGTGCTTGGGCTTATTTGGATGCAGGCTGAAAACAAGTCTACTATCAAAGAGCTTCAGATTAAGCTGGATGAGTTTGGTGAGCAATGTGTTGTGGCAAGAGATGTTGAACCAATGATTATTATTGCAGTGCCGGAGGAGTAAACATGGTCAAGCGTAATCAAGCAGATGTTATGGCAGCACGGGAAGAGAAACGACTAAGCCGGGGAGAGAAGGTTGTTCGTGCTAAATTTGCAGACGAAGTTCGTACTCCAGTTCAGGCAAAGACGGAAGTTCAAAAAGAATTCCTGTCTGCAATGAAGCAATATGACGTAGTTGTGTTTTCTGCCCCTGCCGGTGTAGGGAAGACGTTTCTAACTATGTCTGAAATCAGTGACTGGCTAAAGCGGGGTGACATTGACAAGATTACGCTTACCCGCGCCGTTATTCCCATGGGCCGTAGTCTCGGTATGCTGCCTTCCACGCTACAACAGAAGTTTGAACCTTTCTTGATGCCGCTACTCGAAGTCATCTGGAATCGTTATGGTAAGTCTTACTATGAGAATTGCATCAACAACGGAACTATTGAACTGCTCGCCCCTGAGTATGCTCGTGGAAGAAGCGTCAGTGGTGTAATGGTTATTGATGAAGCTCAGTCTATGACCAGCGATGAGCTCTACACAATGCTTACCCGTATGGAAGAGGGTTCTCGCTTATTTTTGATCGGAGACCCTAACCAGTCCGACATCAAAGGTCAGAACGCTATTGATTGGCTTTGTGATTTTGTCGACAAGAATCCAGAGCTAAAAGAACACATCAAAATCATCAAGGCTACCAGCGATAATATCGTAAGGAGTGGACTCTGTAAGAGTCTAGTGAAAGCGAAAGAAAAGGAGAGGAGTAATGGCGGGTAAACAAGGCGTAGGTAGAGAAAATTTAGAGGGCTTACGTTTTGGTAGACTTATCTGTCTAGAGCCCTTAAATAAGAGGATGTCGGGTCGAAGTCAAGTATACTGGTTGTGTTTGTGCGACTGCGGAAATAATACGGAGGTTCGACCACAATCCTTAAAAGAGGGTAAAATAGTTTCTTGTGGATGCAAGCAAACAGAAAACTACAAACTAAAATCTGATAATTCTTTCTGCCTCACAGATGAGTATAAAATACTTAAAGATATAGTCCGAAGGTGCAACACAAAATACGAAAGAGATGGTAATAAAAACTACGCTCTTCGAGGTATTTCGGTTGATGAGTCTTGGGCTGTTGTGGGTAGAGAGGGTTATGATAATTTTCTCAGAGATATGGGACAAAGGCCCAGTAAAGCTCATACGATAGAAAGAAAAGATGTAGACGGTAATTACTGTAAGGAAAACTGCATTTGGACTGATGATTTGGGCTTACAAGCTTTTAATAAAAGACCTAAAAGCACCAAAACTGGGATACCGGGTGTAACTTGCACAGAGTATGGTTATGTTGTTAGGATTTCGAAAGGAAAGACTAGACATTACCTAGGATTCACAAAATCGCTAAGAGAAGCAGCACAAATACGAAAAGACGCCGAACTTAAATATTATGGTTTTAATCTGAAGTGGGAGATGCCGAATGAAGATGAATAATGGACTGGAAGAAATGACCGTAATTCCAATGGTAAACAAGCTAAACCGGATTACTGCTGCTGAAAGCTGTTCTCGTGACTTTGTCATCAAGATTTGGCGTGAAATCTCTGACCCAGAAGACTTTGCAGATGAGATTAGTTGCATTGAGAATGCACAGGAGGGTGATTTTATCACGTTGGATATTTGCTCGCCAGGGGGCAGGCTTGATACTGCCATGCTGATCATTCGAGCTATCCGTAATAGCAACTGTCCTGTGATTGCAAAGATCGGGCCTGATTGCTCAAGTGCTGCATCCTGTATCGCTCTGTCTTGTCATGGATGGGTTGTAGATGAAAGTAGTTCTCTAATGGCCCACACCTGCTCGTATAGCCCAGGATGGGGAAAGGAGGTTGACATTGCCGCTCATGTTGACTACACTCGAAAAATGAATAAGAAATTCATGAGTGAAATCTATCAAGGTTTCCTTGAAGCCGACGAAATCAGCGACCTACTAAAGGGAACCCCGTTCTACTTCGACTCAGAGGAGCTTGCTGCACGTCTGGATGTGTTCACGCAGTATCGTATGGCTCAGGAAGAAGAGGAAGGTTGCGGTAACCCTGACTGTGAAGAATGTGGCTTCGCCGAAGAAACCCCTCTAACCGAAGAGGAAATCAGCAAGCTCCTGTCCGAACCTGAGCCTAAGCCAAAACGCAGTCGAAAGAAATCTTAAAAAGTAGTTGACGAAAGCTGGGGATGGCGATAAACTGTCCCCATCAACACAGAGAAAGGAGATTGAGATGAAAAACTATGATTCGAAAGACGTTTACATTACAATCGAAAATTCAAGCAGCATTTTTAGTGTAAAAGACGATAATAGTCCGAGAATGTGGCACACCTCAAAGCATCTTGAAGACGGCACCTGGATTGTAAGTGTTATTCATAAAGATAACAGGATTGCAAATGTCCATTTGACAAAAGAAGGTTATGAAAAATACGGTTTTGCTGATCTGAAGCCTAGTATAGAAAATCCCTTCAAGTTAGACTATTCTGATGAAAATTTGGTAGAATTTAAGGAGTAGAAGTATGAAACCATCAGTAAAGCAAATCAGCCCAGCAAAATGTTTCCGTATCTACGAACAAGCTCGAACTAAAGGAAGCGCATATTTCACACTCCCTGGGTCAAACAAGATTATTTACTCTCGAACAGCTTGCTTAGTTGATGGATATGTGTATGCTGAAGCTATTCTTGATACTGGCTACACAGCCTTCCGTGTTGATACTGTGATTGGTAGTAGAGCGCAACCAGCTTTCATTCCTAGCAACAGTCATGTATCACCATTCTGAGGTAGCTATGAAAAAGCAATTTCTCAGTATTGAACAACTTTGTAAATTTCGGGATAACCTACCAGAGGGTACAAAGATTAAGATTGAATTCGGTCAGATGGGTTTGTATGTTTTAAAATGGAAAACTCCTCAGCACCAATTCATAAGTGGTATGTTTGTACCTGTGTGAGGTAATTATGAGTAAAGAAATAGAAGTTGTCACTAAGACTCTCGGTGAGCTACAATACTGGTGTGAAGAATCACAAGACTATGTAGAGAAATTCCCCAGCGGTCTTTACATCATCAATGCGTTAGGTGATTATGTATTCTTCATGACTCGTGATCGCAAGAAGGCTCAAGAGAAGTGTAATGAGCTGTACGAAGAAAATAAGTACACTGTACGAACTACTTCAGACAAGAAGACTAAATCGAAGTTGGAATCAGGTCTTTGCAGCGCATATGGAACAACATCAAGACGAGGAACAGGCTCATGGCTAAGAAAGACTGTGTAAGGCAACCTTGGTTTGCAGTAAACGAGATCGTCTCACTCTCACTTCTAGGCTACGACTCTATCTATCGCATCACTGAAGTGGTAGAGTTGCCACAAGGACGCTCTAACGTAAAAGCTTTCGGCTATCGCTTGATTAAATGTTCTGACAACAGTATACTGACTTACGGTGATCAGGAACTTAGTGTGTTTAATGAGAGCTTGCTGCTTAAGTGCCCAGATGAAACTTGGCTTACATGGACTGAGCTTCTGAACCAATTAAATACTAAAGATTACACCTTAGATGGAGAGCCTAAATGAACAAATATGATCTGAGCGAACAATTGCCCTTGTAAATCGTCTTTGAGCGTGGCATGATGCTTTACGAAGTCCTAACCTTTATCTTGTTTGTGGGAATTTGAAAATGCGACTGAATGATCTTGTACGTCTCTATGGTGGTGATGCACGTTTGGCTCTCAGGAACGCAGATGGCATTACAGCTACACCTTTGCGCTATACAGTGGCCGACGAAGGGGTATTCAGCGAAGATGAAGATGTCTATGACCTTCTGTCTCAGAACAGTCTCCACGATCTTGAGCAGAAGCATCAGACAGGTGCCTTGGATTTCTTTAGCCTTGTGGTTGTGGACTTGTGAAATTAAAGTCAATTATAGGGCTTTATATATTTTTATAGATGGAGGTAAAAATGATCAGTCTCGCTGAGTTTCTACTCAATGCCAAACATCAATACAATGGGCACCTACAGACAGAAATTAAAGGTTTGTCAATCAAGAAGGCCATTCGCTTATGCAAGGAACTTGAGCAATACACGAATGATGAATACAGCTTTGTGCTAGAGGTGTGGTCAGATGGCAACTACACTATTTACCAGAAGGAGTATTGGAAAAAGGACGAGCATCCGCTAGGGCATACTGATAGGATTGTATTGGGAGTGGGTAATAGTGATTAAGGAATTTTAAAATGACAAGACCATTAGATTTAATTGGTTTAAAATTTAACAGACTTACTGTTAAACAAAGGGTAGAAAATGGAAGTTCGGGTCAAAGTCGCTGGCTTTGTGAGTGCGAATGTGGAAATGAGAGCATAGTTGGCGGTACTCAACTTAATCAAGGAAAAACTAAATCTTGTGGATGCTTGACTAAAGAGAAAATTGGAGCTCTTAATAAATCTCACGGACAAACTATAGGTCGGAAAACTACAAAAACATTTAACTCCTACAGAGGAATGAAAGCTCGGTGCTATGATCCCAACAACTCTCACTATATTCATTATGGTGGTAGAGGTATTCAGGTTTTAGAACCGTGGTACAGTTCTTTTGAGGAATTCTTTAAAGATATGGGAGAAAGACCGGAGGGGATGAGCCTTGAGAGGATTGATATCAACGGTCCTTATTGCAAGGAAAATTGTAAATGGGAGAATAGTACGAATCAAGCTTTTAATATCAAAAAGAAATCAAACAACACGAGCGGGCGATCTGGTGTAAAACGATCCAAAAATGGACAAAAGTGGATTGCAATGATAGGTAAGAACGGGAAAAAGCATTATTTGGGGACATTTGATACCTACGAAGAAGCAGTAGAAGTCAGGGAAAAGGCGGAGCTAGAAATGTACGGGTTTATCAAGAATGAATAAGTGGGATAAGCGATATCTTGATCTTGCTTTACAAATTGCTAGCTGGTCAAAAGACCCTTCTACTAAAGTGGGCTGTGTGATCATAGACTCATTAGGGCGTCCTGTATCATTTGGATTTAACGGACTACCACGAGGCATGGAAGATACAGATGAGCGACTACTGAACAGGGACTTCAAATATGCCCACACGACCCACGGAGAGATGAACGCTGTATTGGCTGCTGGTCGTCACCTGAATGGGTGCACCGTTTACATTAGTCACCCACCATGTAGTCACTGCTTGTGTCAGCTTAAGCAAGCATTTGTAGACAAGATCGTTTGTTATGATGGTGGAAAGGACTTCCAGAAAAGGTGGAATACAGAAAATGTATTGAAGCTTGGAGATGAATTGAAAATTTCAATTAAGATTTATGAAAATTAAACTTTACAGCCCCTGTATCGTGTGAGATAATTCTTACATGGTCAGGGGCTTTCTTGTAGGAGGAAAATATGAAACTGATATCATACAGTGAATTCTCAAGAGTAGTGCTTGCTAAATTCAGTCTAGACAATATTGAATACCTCTTTGAGCACTATTATCGCCTAGGTCATATGAAAGTGAGCATTGCAGAAACTGATGAAGATATTGGCTTGACACAGGATCAATGTGTTGATATCTTGAATGAACTGAAGAAGCAATATAGCTACGGGAGAAAGAAATGAAAATGTATAAAGTGTGTCCAGACTATATGTCAAGTGGACTTATGGAAAACGTTTGGGACTTTGAAAAGCTACGTTGGCAATTTGTCTTTGTTGATGAAGTATACCTATACGGAATTCTCTCTCCAGAGACCCGTGAACTATTAAGTCTTTGTCAGCAAATCTTTGATCAGGTTGACTCTTGGTCAAGTGAAGATGAAGACTATAAATTTCCCCACTTTATTCGACGCGAACAGTACGAAATCCTTTGCAAGTTGGTTGCAGAACGCGTAGAATCAGAGACGGGTGTTCCTAGTATTGCTGAATTTTACTGGAGTAATGACAAATGACCCATTCAGATATCATCGACCTGCTTATGATTTTAGATGCTAAGCTTTCCCGAGAGGATTCTAAGCTGCTCACTGGCAAGATAAATAGAGCCGTGCATACCCTACGAGCTGAGCAAGTGAAGATTGAGCGAGCAATGCTTGATGTGATTGCCTATGAAGATAGCTGCAATGGTGTTGGTCTCCATAACTTCAACTGAGGACAAGAGTATGAACCCTTATACTAAAGACTTCTTTGAGGAAGTTGAAACAGAAGAACAGTTTAACCGTATCAAAGACAGTGGCATGTTGTGGGTGTATTATCCTGAATCCTCTGGCAGCGTTAAAGAATATCTTGCTGAACGTGAGATGTGGCTAAATGATAAGGAGCTGAATCATGATTGATTACGACAGAGAAAAGCTTTTGAAGCGCATCGCAGCCTTAGAAAACCAAGTTAGAGATATTGACTCAACAATCAGACGTGGCATCACTGGTAAGATTAATCTGAGTAAAGAGATTCCTGAAGATCTTAAGAAAGAGATTTTGGATTTGATTTGGGAGCGCAAATAATGGACGGCTTTGACAGCTTCATTATGCTAGTTTTTATTGTATTCGGAGGAATTCTGCTCTACACTGGAATACAAGTAGAATCTGAACGAATGATAAAGTCTGCGCTTTGTGAGCAGAAAGGTGGTGTATACCTTAAAGCATATGAGCACTACCGATGTGTTAGTGGTGATGTTATTATTGAGTTGAAGGAAAAATGAAAGACATCACCCACATCCCTAGAGGTGAGATGTGCTTATCTTGCACACACTTACACAGGAAATGTAATCACTTACCATTCACACAGATGAAGGTGATCCATGTGTTTAAAGATGACAATCTAAAGGAAGTTAAGTGTACAGACTTTGAACGAGGAGAAGATAGGAAATGAACACAAAACAAATCAAGATTCTAATTAGCAACGGCAAGACTGAACTCTATCATTCAAACTTTCAGATCATTAGTAGCTTGAGCATGGTGGAAGTGGATTCAGCGCTCTATACCGTTTTAAAGGACCAGGGAGGCTTTTATATTCCATCATCTGGTAGCTCGGGTAATCGATATATTCAGAAGATGGTAGAGTCTGGAGAGAAGGTTTACTTTGTGAGTTGATTAAGATGAATAAGGGAGTAACAAAGTGAGTAGACTAATTTATAGTGTGATGATACAAGAGGGTTTTCCTACACAGGATGTTATCTTTCTTGATAAGAGTTTTACTGATGAAAACAAGGCTAACACCTACTGCGAGTTTAGGAACTCTTCGCTTACAGCTGACATGTTAGAGATTTATGAGTGTGATTATATCCATTGGTTTGTTCAAGTGAGTGTGCTGGAAGACTAACCCAAAACCCCGGAAAATAGACTTGCATAAATCTGAATACTCAAGGATGAGTATGGGAGAAAAAATATCTAGGAAGGTAGGAATTGATTTGTGTAATTTGACCAGATATAGCTCAAGACGGTTTAACGATACCCCAAATTCAAATCGCAGTCAACATTTATGATTATAAAATATTTGAATGAAGGCTTCTCACCCAATAGCTATAAACAATAAGCTATCCATACTAATCCATGATAAACTGTTAGCAGCATATCTTCTATAAACCATCTAGGCAAAAGAAAGCCTCCTGGCTACATCCTTGTTAGGGAGATAGAGGAGGCTGTTGTATTGATTGGATTACTTCATATTCTTGGCATAATGGTTGCTAAGGGAACGAGCTTCACTGCTGATATTGTGGAGGCGGTCAGTAGTGTCTTTGTATGCCTTCTGAGCATGGTCCACAACCATTTTAAAGTCAGCCTCCATCTTAGTACCTACTGCACACTCAAACATCCACTGGGCAGCTTCCAGAGAGGCCTTAGCGTTGTCACGCTCCTCTTCAAGCTTAGAGACCATGTTCCACTGGTTGGCTGCTTGCTTGATCATTTGGGAGTAGGACATTTTGATCACCTTGGTGTTTGTCTTTGATGTGTTTATTTTAATCTTGTGTGGATATGTCGTCAAGCTTTTTCTTTAAGAAATTCTTATCTTGTTCAGAAAGAAATTTGGAGAAGGCAAGCTCTGGGGTAAGTTCCCAAGGTCCAATCTTCAATTTGCTGATAAATCTGTAGTAAGGGGGAATACCATTCCAAGGTTCACCTATGTTACAGTCTAAACTGATACCACTAATACTCCTTCTAGCTTCTCTAGCAAGCTCTAAGAGAACTTTAGAGTCTTCCATCATCTATCTCCTATTTAATTAACGTACACAACGTTTCTGGTTAGCTTCTTTATTCCAAGTATAAGGCTTAGCAAGGCTATTGTAAACCTCTTAACGAACCAAGCTAGCTGACTGCCACCAGTCAAGGAAGGCTTGCCTACGAGCTTCATGCAGGCTTGTAGCAGACACTACCGCAGTGAACACTTCATTGGTGATGTTATCGATCATGGGGATGTAGTAAGTGGTCATGGCTTTAATCTCTGTTTGGTTTGTGTAGGTGTATCTTAGCTAGGTTATCTTGCTCAGTCAAGCTTTATATTTTATTGGCTTACGTAGGAACCTAGGTGGTTTGGAGTACCATCGTCTCTAGCGAAGCCTAGAATGTTACCCAAGTGATCTGTCCAGGCATAGACACCTTTATCAGCGTCATCGAGTTCTCCTTTAAAGCACTTCTCGTGTTTAATCTTACCCTTACGATTACCACCGAAGTTGAAGGTGTATTCTTTCTTAGTCATTTATCTATCTCCTATTTAATTAACGTACACAACGTTTCTGGTTAGCTTCTCTATCCCAAGTATAGAGCTTACTCAATCCGTTGTAAACCTCTTTAGCAGGGGCTTTGTCTAGAGCTTGTTGCAAGCGTTCTTGGAATGACATGGTAGTTACCTACTGGTGAGAGACGTTGTGTCTCTGATGAATTGAGTATAAGAGATTGCACACAGTAGGTCAAGGATTATTTGATATTTCTACCAATTATTATCAAGACCAAGAATCTTTCTCAGGTATTCAATCTCTCTTGTGTTTACAGACTCATCCCTACCAACCTCTTCGACACTATCAATTACACCTTCAAGCTTCAGACAAAGTGCTTTAGCAACTTCACACTGACCATTGAGAAGAGTGTTCATTAGTTCTTTGATAGTCATGTTGTTAGCATTCATCTTAATCACCTATTAGCTTGTTTGCTTCTGATGTGTCTATCTTACTAACAGCCACCTAGCATGTCAACATCTTTCTCAATTGAATTTACCTATCACTCTTCCTCTTGTAATAACCTCACTCTTCATTGTATTATTCTATCACTATCTGTTGTTCGATTGAGATATTGTATTGATTAGTGTGATTGAGAGAGTTAATCGTGCAGAGTTAGTGCATTGATTTTGGCTATATTTGTTGACAAATGAGTGATTAGGAGGAATTTATCACGTGATTTGAGTTAATAGCGGGAGTTAATCGTGCTTAACCAATCACGATAACACTGGGAGAAACATTAGGGAGAGACACTGATTACATCAATTTTACCTCAATCTCAGCATAAATGTCTTGACAACACAAAAGTAGCTAGAAGTATTGATTTAGGTATACTCACAGAGGTTTTGATAGTGTTAATTTGACTACATAATAGTCAAAACATGTAGTCAAAATAATGACATAAAAGAGTAGTTATTTTAAGGTTTAGATTAATTTTCTCTTAATAAATACTAAACATATCCCTCCTAAGGACTAACCCTCCCAAACCATTGATTTAGAAGGGTTTTTTATTAAATTTAGAACATTTTTTTAGAAATTCGTATTAAGGGTTCATAACCACACTTCCAGACATCCAATCAATAAGTAAATTTCTCATTCTACTACTAGGAATGTACAGGTTAATAGGTTCTTGTTTACGTACTCTGCTACGATAAATCCACTGAAGCATTTCACTGACAGAGTATCTTGTCATGTCTGGTGCAAACTGTTCTCCTCTATCTTTCATGTATTTATAAGGTTCAGGATGCATAAATGAGTTGAACACATAGGCAAGATGATAAGTATCTGAATAGCTATTTACTGCTTTAGTATTAACTGCAATGTGTCGTTTAGAATAACCTCTACCCTTGAATGTGTTAGAGCACTCCATCAAGCAAGTCCATAGTCTGTCATTAACAGATGACTTACAGTATGTAGCATTATTAAAGTAGTTGTGAAGGTTATTCCTCACATCCTTAGACATAGCAGAGTCTTTAGAATACCTCTTTTGATCAGCTACTGAAAAGGCAAACTCACTCCTTCCTACTCGATTCATTTTGTCATTATCAACAATCATAATCAAGTCATAAGGATTACTTGGTAGCTGAATTCCAAGTTCTGTTCTATGACTTACTCCATAGAAATCAAGATACTTTTCAAACATACTGCCTGCAAACATGTAGGTTAGAATCTGAATCTCATCGAATGCCTTAAGAAACTCGATAGGGTATTCCCACATGAATAGGTCACGACTACCCTTCTCATCCTCGATCAGTACAAGGCTTCCATTATCACATAAAGCTTTAATCTGCATATCCCAGCTATAACCGTTTGAGTCTGCATCTTCTCTATCATCATCTACTTGAAAGCCTTCATCCCAGTGCAACACACCACGTTCATCAGGCCAGATAGCACCAGAGTTTAGTAGTAGCTTACGTCGGTGTGATTTGACATGTAGAGGCTTGATTGCTTCAAGCTCCTCATCAATAACAAGCTTATAGCCGGAATCTTTTAGATTCTTGATAGTGTCAGGAGTAAATAGCTTAAGTGCTGCATGTGTAGTGACGATATCACGACCCTTCTGGATAAGATCAGAGATATGTTCAACCTTCGTTCTATAGCCCTTTTGAGGATGTATAAAGCGTCTTCCTGAGGCATTACAACCTGTACCTTTATAGATTACTTCTCCCTTGTCATCACGTAGTGGAAGCTGGCTGTCTCCGCTGTCAGGGTCAATTAGAGTGCCCGCGTAACGATGAGCCTCAGCCAAGAACGGCGATACTACAATCCAGCGATCATCTGGACTGCTATTGTTAATCTGTTCAATCATTCGACTACTCTTGCCGTTCCCTGGCAGGCAATCATGTACAATTACTTTAGTCATCCTCTACCTCAAATTCACTAGCCCAGTTATCAGCATCATAAGTCAAAGCACTCTTTAGAAAACTATTCCTAATGTCCTGATCAATCCCGACAAAAGTTCCAAGCCTTACAATGTCATAACCAAAGCACTGTTCATCCCACCAAGTCTCAGCCATACTCTCTGTATAACTATCAACCATCTCTTGCTGTTCAGATTTACTCAAGTCATCGAATTGGTCCACAGTATCTTGCCAATCTCTCTTAATGTCTTCAAAAGTGATCATGTAGATACTCCCTTCAGCCATAATACATTTCTTAGGAAACATCACTCCACCTCCATAACACTTCGATCAAAGTCTTTCCATTCATTGATAAACAGCAGTAAATAACTAGTAGCATAGACATCATGATTACCACTTTTAATAATCTGGTTGGCCTCACAAGCGTGTTCATACCAACCTTTAAAGTTGTATAAGATTTCATCTTGTGCCTGTGTTGAAACAGAGTCTAATGTCCACTCAACTCGGTCTCTACCAACTTCGGCTAAAAGTTTTTCATAGTTAGTTTTATTCCGAGTTCTCAACTTGAAGAAGAAATTCTTTTTAGGATATTCCAATTCTACCCATTTATCACAAAGCTTATTAATCATTTTACTATAACTCAGTTTCACATATCTGTAATTTTCATGTGCCGTGTATAATTCTTCAAGACTATCAAGCTTAATAAGCGATGATGGTTTGTTCATCTTTTACCTCCTCCAAATTATACAGAATTATAGCTAATCCATAATTTACAATAAAACAAAAGCCCTCACTTAAGAGGGCGACATATCCTAGCTATAGCAATAAGCCACAGCTTCAGACAATGATCCTTTGCAAGCATAGAGCATCCTGCTCCCTTTCATATAGACAAGATAGCAACTCTCACCACGTTCTTTGACAACCCAACCACCCAGATTGAATACAGTTTTCATATCAAAGCTCCTGCTCTTTCTTTGTATGTGAGGAGTATAGGGTGCTTGGGATAGCTTGTCAACTCCCTTCTCTAACAAATAATCAACACAATCAGCACATAAGGCACAATCACAGCCAAAGCTCCTACAAGGATAGCTACAGACGTATGTGACCAGTAATGCTTCTGCCAGTGTTTGCTTGCCTGGATAGTCTTGTCTGTGTCATCTAAGAGAGCTTTGTGGTGTTGTTTGTTCATTCTAGGAATTGCTCCCTGCCAGAGGTCCACTAGGCTCAAGGTCTTTACCTCTTTGAGCAGCCACCTTCATCATTTTACGCTGAGACTCTGTCATAGGAATGGACTGTTGCACATACCAAACTAGCAGATTGAGGTATTTCTCCTCATCGTCTGTCTTGTCAACCTTCTTACGAAGTCGTCCGATATCTTCAATAATCCATTGTTCAGGTTTCATCCCAACACCTCCTTAACCAAACCCTTACCAGCCTCTTCAAGCTCAATGACAGCAACACCTGTCTCACCTGCTTGTTGGACAATGATAATCTTGCCAGAAGGCATTGTATGGACGTATACAGGTAATGTACCTGCTTGCACAGTAGCTTTGAGAGTAGAACCTTGCAGGATAAGGCTATCATTCATTTCTAGGGTTGCTTGGTTGGTAGTGGACATGTTGGGATCTCCTGGGTCAGTGGTTGATTGTTGTGAGCCGTAGTTGATGCCGTATCCGTTCTCAGTCATTCTTATTCATACCTTCTAATGATACAGCTATGTTCCTACCATCTATATAGTAGATACCTGCTATTTCATCTTTTTTTGAATTGAACTTTGTGTTAGCTTTGAACCAATTAAAGATTGCAAAGGCTTCAAACTCAGTTTCTGGTAAAAATAGTATGCAGCCATTTTCATTAAATTCTGTTTTCATTCCATTACAACCTCTATCCAAAGAATAATTTTCAAAGCCAAACTCATCTCACCTCTCCTTAACCAATTTCTTAATCTTCTTATCTACACTCTGATTGTGTAGGCTCCTGAAACCAAAATACAATCCCATTGGCACAAGCCACAATCCTGCACTCAGGATTCCAAGGATCAAGTGGAATAAAATCTCTCCACCAGATGCCTTCTTTTTAGATTCCTTGAGACGATTGAGCTCCCAAAGCTTATCTTCACTGTTCATTTGTAATCTCCTGCAATTAGCATGCTAGCAAACTTCTTAATGTAAAACAATTCCCTAACATCTTTAGTCTGTTTGTATTTATTAAGTGCAAATGTAAAATCTAGAGCTAGGGTGCTGGTTGAGCGGCTCATAGATAAGCCTTCTGGCAAAGTTCTTCAATACTTTCCCTGAGCTTGAAGTAAAGTTCTTCATAAGCTTGGGCCTCTTCTGTAGCCAGCTTAAGTTCTGCTTCAGCTTTACGAGCACGTTTATAATAGTGAATAGCCAGTTCACGGCATTCTTCATCGGTTTTTTCTTTAAAGAATTTAGTATCTATTTTCTTAGACATTTTCTGAATTCCTGTGTGCTTGGTTGGTAGGGTTATTATTCATTAGATAGAGGTTTTAGTCAACAGCCGTTGGTCGGTCTTATGCACCAAATCCGAAGCAGTTCAACACGCCAGCCCCAACCATAATCGAAGCTACAAGAAAGGCAAAAGGATGCTTCGCAGCAAAACCCTTAGCAGCATCCTCTACAGCATTCATGATAGAAGGCTTGGTGGAAGGTTTGGGCGAGGTGGGTTGTTCTTCTTCTTTGACAATGCCCATACGCTTTTCCAAGCGAGCCATACATTTTTCCCACTCAGTCAGCAAGAGATTGTATTGATCAAAGCTAATCTCGCCATTCTCAAAAGCTTTTTCAAAGGCTACACGCTTCTTGTCTAGGGTATCCTCACGCTTCTGGTCCAAAGTTCTATAGTCGGGGTCTTTGATTTTCTTAGCCTTCTTCTCCACAGGCTTAGGGTCAGCGTAGTTCTCGATTGCGGCAGAACCGTTTGCTCTGAAATGCTTATTGACCTGATAACCGGTGTACGAATCGGCTGCTGCGTTAGACCATTCTTGCAAAATGAATTGACGGGACATGATGCTTGCTCCTCATTTGTTGAGGTCAGAATAGCAAGCATCACCCACCAAGTCAATCAGTTTTTAAAAAGAAATCCCAAGATTTTATCGATTGTAAAACTCTATCATCTACTTGATCTTGATAGTCTTTGCATATCATATCAATGACATAAGATTTTTCCTTGTTATACCAATCATAACCCTCTTGCTCTGAATCAAAGCGCCCGCACTTTTTAACACCTTCATAGCTTCTCAGAGATATATTGAACTTGTTCCATTTGTCCCAAAACCCTTTAGGTGGTTTTATGAGCAGACTATTAACCCTTGGTGGTATAAAAGCACAGACATCAGGACCATATTCTTTATTACCTCGTTTAATAATGTCCTTATCTAACTGCCAAGATTTCATATTAAAACCTTTTTGATCTAAACACCATTCAGCAAAGTTTTGAAAATTATGCCAGTTCTTGTCAACTGATTTATCAAAATAGTTTATAAATTCCGGGTCAATGTCGTAGCAACGACGGATCATAGGACACCAATGTTTATACTGCTTTTTAGCATTAGCACTATTGTAATCACCAACACCCATGAATCCTACTCCACAAAACATAGGAAGATTATAATCTTGAATACGGCCTGTTTTTATATTAAAAGCGGGAAAGCAGTCAACAGTTCCTGTATTTAGGAACTTTACCATTACCTTTTCTGTATTAAAGTATTCCAGTATTCGAACTGGGCCATAATTTATTGTATCAAATAACTCTCCTACTTTATTTTTCATAGAGTTAGTCCAATCTTTTACCTGACCTCTACGGAACTCAGTTGAGCGAATTTCAGTGGTATAACCTGTATTTAAAAATCTGACAGTGCAACGCTTACCGTTTAGCTCTATAAGTTCATAAGAGCCAAAGTTAGTAGTGTGTGCAATCTCTCCTAGCATAAGTCTTTTCAAAATTAAATCTCCTAAATTTAAAAATTAAGAATACGACAAAGCCCCTATTGCGTCAACAGATAGGGGCTAGTATTTTCAATTGAATTTATTAATCAGCAATCACCCACCGATTAGTTTTTCCTCGACGCTGATTACGAAGTTGTTTCGTTTGCTTCTTTTCCTGGCTACGTTCAGCACGATATTCAAAGTCCTTCATGCTACTAGCTTTTACAGTTTTCATTATTCAGATACCTTCTTAAACGGTTGAATCATGTAGTTCCAATCACCCAACTCAGGAGAGTAAAACTTCTTACCATCAATACTCATCTGAGTCACTTGGATAATGGAACCTTTACGCAGTCCGAAGCTGCTATTAGAAGTCGTGTAACGTTTGTCTTCTGTAAGTTCGTACTTACCACACGCAATCACGTTCATTTCTTACTTCCTTCTACAGTGACAAACCATTGACCATTCTGTTTGAACAACTTGTGTTTCTGCCCAGCTTTGAAAAGATTGTAGCTGGTTTCGAAGGCTTGTTGAACACTCATTTCTGATTATCCTCGTGATTCAAGTAAACTTCAATAGCAGCTTTTAGGCAAGATTTTAGGTTGTTAAACAGTGTGGCGTTTACCTCTTGGTACTCAGAAATTTTATCAAGAAGTTCCCATGCGGCATCATTCAAGGAATCTGAGCCAAGGTCAATCTCTTTGTTTTCCATCTTAAGCCACCTCTTTTATTTGCTCTTTAACAAAACGATCAAGCATTTCAATCCCCATGAAGTTAATTACATCCTCAAGAGCTTCTTCGTCGTAGCTTACGTATACGTTACCGTTATAAATCTGAACCATTTTCTCTACAGCATAGCTATCTTCGTGACCTTTAATGTAGCTTACAGTTACGATTACGTCCAGGCAGTTAATGACGATTTCTTTCTTAAGAATGTTCATAATCTCTATCTCTTCATTTGTGAGCTGCTGTCTGCTGCTCTGTGATGTCAGTATCGTCTAATCAGAACTACCTGTCTACTACCGTTCGTCGCCTTCAACCTAGGCCAACAACTGCATTCCTCATCAGGCTTGTGACATCTTGGACAGATTAGAAGAAGCATGGCTATCTCCTTGAGCATATTCTAGCAAAAGGTTCTTGATGTCTTCATAACGGATGACAGGTCCGGTTGGTTCTGATGCATCAAGCAAGAGATCGACAGCCCTACCTAGCTTGACTTTTAGATCATTGATCTTTTTCCTTTGTTCAGAATCATGCTCTGCAATTACTGCACGATATTTGACAGGAAAGTCCTCTTTTAAAATCGTTGAATAGAACTCATATTTGTTCACTTATATCTCCTCTAATTCACTCTAGCAATCAATTCATCCAACAACAACATCTGAAAATCCATCAACGCTTGAGCTGCAATAGCATCAGCTTCCATCCCGTCTTGTTTGAACAGCTTTACATTCAAGCTGTTCACGTCGATTAGGATTTGCAAAGCGTCTTCTAAGTCATCGGCGCATAGCTTATAGGTGAATTCTCGGTTCATTATTGACCCCCTTCGCCGGCCTGGGCGCGCATGGCGGCGTCGATGGCTGCATCATCCCAATCAGCCGGGTGCGCATCGTTCTCCCGCAGCCACCGATACCGCCCCGCATCCTTCCGCACCGCCTCCACCCGCGCCAGGGTTTCTTTAAGCTTAGCATTCTCTTCCATCAGATCATCAATCTTCTTACACATATCAAATTCCTCCAATTGATTTAACAACTTTATTCACCAAATCACCAAGACTCTTAGATGAGTCTATCACTTGACCAGATTCTTTGCAGTGCCAAATGTCTGTCTTGTTGAATGTGTAGCCTAGGTCTTTGAGGATGCGTTGGGAGTTGGCTGTGTTTGTCTTCCAATTGTTACTATATTGCATGTCTATCAATCCAACCATGTCAATTTTGCGACACGGCAATCTTTTCCTTACATAGTAAACATGTTCCAATACTCTAGCGCTACCTCATAAACAAAAGGTCCTTCAACTTCGTATGCACCGTAAAATTCTTGGACCACTACAAACAAGCCTTCAATTTTGTCCATCATAAATCTCCTTAAACTCTAGAATGAATTGTCGGTATGCCTTGTCTTCTGCACTCATCTTAGCTAAGTCAGATTCTGATGCCAACACCCAAGGATTGATAAAGTTTTCTATCACATTCTTAGAATCGATAGCTATTGCATATCGTAGATCGTCTTTTGCCATCAGACGGTCAGGGGACTCTTTGGTTGGGATTGAGTTGAGGAGGTTCATCAGATCACTCACAGAAAATCCTCTATCCACATATCAGAATCTTTCTTTGCCACGTACTCAGGATTTGACTCCCAATACTTTTGATAATTTGCCTTACGCCAAGCCAAAGTATCTTTAGCAAAGCGATAATTCCAACTCTTGTAGCCAAACTCCTCAAAGAACCACAAGATGTACCTGACCTGCCAAATTAATTTTTTCATACCGTATACTCCACAGATTTAATGTTAGAGAATTCCTGTATTGCTAGCGTGCAGGCAGCACAAGGCATAGCTAAACAAGGAACTCCTTTGCTGTCAACACGGGCGACAATTAATTTCACACCACGCCGCTTCCGATCCTTTAGCAATGCCGCCACTTCGCTGTGGAGGTAGCATTTCTGTGGATTGCCAGTCCTACGACCATAGTTAAACATGCTTGTGTGGGTCTTAGAATAGCTGTTAGATGCTTCCGATACCATCCTACCTTTAGCATCCAATACAACGCACCAGAGGCGTTTCTGACCCCTTATAAACGGGATTTGAGATGCCTTCTCTATGCAGTAGTCAAGATTGCTCATTTTCCCTGCTCTTCAAATAGCTTACCAAATCGTTATACTGATCAAACATATCAGAATAAAGCTCAGCCGACACAGGCATGTGAGCAACAGCAGAGATGAACCCTCTTAGCTCACTTAGCAGAGTATCACGAATGATGAAGAACTCAGGCTGGCGAGCTTGGTTGATACGAAATTCTAGCTCACGGAGTAGACGGGTTTGGTTTTCGATGTTCATGGCTATTCCCCTTTATTGTCATAATCAATAAACATATCACGCTGTCTCAACAGCTGGTCAGCATACAGATATGCAACACCACAGACAGCCTCTTCAGCACGGCTAGCATTAGGACCTACAGTAGCGATCAAAGCTTGCATAGCCTTAGCTGCGAAGTAATCACGAAGGCTCATTCCATTAGAGGGACGAAGGGAGTGTGTACCTTCAAATGGAAAAGCATTGCCACCAGTTTCATTTTTACTCATATCTTTTTACCCCTGTACTTATAGAAATCAGGCTTTGCATTGATCCTTTCGGCAATTCTGTCTCGGTTGATAAGGATTGCTTCTGGTGTTGGTGTGCAGTCTAGCAAGCTCCAGTCAGGAAGGCAAGCATAGCGACGTGACCATTCGTCGATGTCAAAGCTGTAGTTGAAACCCCTGTCATACCACTCTGCTAACAGGTCAAGTGCTCTGCCGTAGATGTATGTGGCTTTATCTAGAAAGAATTTGCAGTGACCCGTACCCAGGACGTATTGACTTGGTATGTCTTTTGGTTTTCTTGCACACTTCTCAATCAGCATAAAGATTCTAGTTATCTCCCGTAGCTCAGCCAAGCAGTGGGCATCGGTCAGTTCGGTAACAGGCACGCAATTCACTCTAGTCATATCAATACCTTCAATAATCACTATCAATGAAAACAATAATCCATTTGTTGCAGATTAGAGCTTTCCGTTATACAATGGTTGTTGGATTATTTCCATGGGCGTTTACCACGGTTTCCCCAGCCTTAGCAGGTAGAAGCAAAACCCGCCATAACTGGTTTGTTGAGGTCAGTATAGTTGATGCTGACCGATGATGCAAGACCTTTTAAAACAAAGTGGAGGCTCTGAATAGCCGCAACCTCCGATGCTGCCCAACGAGCCCGGCACCTGTACAACTGAATGAGAAGGTACGATGCTTTCTCTGGCATGTCAAGGACTGATGTGCTTCCTGCGATAGTCGTAGGTTGTATGGCCCTAGAGGGTTAAATCTAGGGAGATGACATGTTCCATGGGAAAGGACATGAAGCTTGATTAGCTGTCAGGCTTAGGTATACTGGATTCTGTATAGACCCTCACTAAGGTCTAGCTTGTAGCTGTGATGAACCCCTCTGGTTCGGAGCTATGGGCAGCAGATGAAGGTGATCTTGTGCACCCTAAAGAAAAGTATAAAGCTATCACTCATCCCTTTCTAATAAAATCTTTCAATCCATAAATCCCTTGCATCCTCATCAGATCGTGGTAATCTAGACCTATCGAAAGCAAACACACCAATGAGGTGAGCGAGATGATTATTGTTAAAGTAGATAGTGAGTTTGGTAGCTATCACAAATTTGTAAACCAAGGCTTTGATGTTCACTCAGCTTACCATCACATTGATTCTTATGCAGAGCCGATAAATTCCAAAGACTGGTCGGCATGCCCTTGCTGCAAGCTTAAGCCTAGGGTATGGATATTCGACAATGGTCGTTCTACAGCTTGTGGGTGCTGGAACAGTCGTTACGAAATCTTCTCTGTCAAGGCCGAGTCAATCATGTCTGTTTACAAACGTACCGGTATGACTGCCGAGTACGATGCGGATGCACTACGCAGGAACTGGAACGAATACTGCGCTACAGAAATTAACCCTTGCAACCATGCAGACCTTTTGCTAGAATCTAAATGGTAAATCTACCAGTGGGTAAGTATCATGAACTGCCAAGAAAAACGCAAAGCAATCCGTGACTACATCAGCAACATTGTGGACCAAGATTTTTATACGGTCGTATTCACCAAGAAGACCACTGGTGAGGTTCGGACCATGAATGCCCGCCAGAACGTTAAAAAGCACAGTCACGGTGGTGTCAACCCTTGTGCAGGTAAAGATGATCTGCTCCCTACCTTTGATGTAAAGATTGGTCAGTATCGCACGGTATGGGTTGACGGGATTCAAGAGATTCGACATAATGGTTCTGTGATTCGATTCTGATAGGAGATTTTCGATGAGTTTTGTAACTATTAAAAGGAAAAATGGTACATTTAGGTATTGGAATTCACCCGTTAAAAACGACAACACCTCTTTACAAACAGATTATCAAACAGCAGAACGATATATTCTGTCAAGCTACCTTCCGATTCATTGGAATATTTGTCAGAAAGTGCTCGATGGATATGAGCTAAAGTATCCTCTTGATATTTATGGAATTGCCCATCTAAGACTGATTCTTGAAGATAAGATGACCGGAGAATTTAAATGACTCTTAACCAGCTTGACATGTTGAATGCAGAAGAACTCTTGGAACTTGCTCGTGATAATGTCTTGGCCGTTGATGGGTATAACATGAGCGAGATTGTCATGAAGGTTGCTGATTGGAAATACAAAGAAGGGTGGGAAGAAGGCTCTCAGGACGGTTATCGTAGGGGTAAGCTATATGGTTTCCGAGATAACTATTGAACAATCTCACCAAGAGCTATATGATGCTTGCAAATCTATCCTGGTGATGTTAGACTTTTACGAAGAACTACAGCTTGAGGTGGAATGGTTTAGGATAGATAGTCCTAGGCTGATTGTGATTAGGCAAGCTGTGTTAAATGCTGAGAGATTATTAGAGGAGATGAGTGATGGTAAATCAATTTGATGCACAATGTCAGCTATTCTATGATGCTTTAGAAAGCATGCCTATTAGCTTCTTGAATGAGCTTGCGGAGAATCTTCCTGTCTATGTTCAACAGCGAAAGCTTAAAGCGGCTGATGCTTTGATTGAGGGGAAGCAGAGGATGTTGAAACGGGCACATTTAAAGGTGGTGAAATAATGGCTAAGGAAATGATTTGGACAGGCGGCTTTGCTATTTGGATGTTCTTGTGCGGATATATCACAGGCATTCCTTTTAAGGCAGATCAGCGACTACTTGATGAGGCTAAGACTGTATTGGCTGAATGTCAAAAGAACTTACCTCGTAGTCAAGTATGCGAACTGACGGCTAAAGTGAAGGAGAGCAAGTGATGAATATGAAAAATGCTATTGTGGCTGCTTACGTATACGCCTATGAAGCAGGTATTATTAACTCTCGTGAAGAAATGCTTGAGAAGCTTGTTATTGAGCTAACCAAACAGCTTGAGCGCATGGAACAGCAGGAAGCTCTGCGAGTAAGTAAAAAATGATCACTATCGCCAGCTATATTTTGCTGAACTATTATGTGGGGACAACCTGGAGCGGGTGGTTGATGGTATTGCCTGTATTGCTGGATTTGGCGCTGATTGATAGGATTAGTAAATGAACAAAGGATTTGAAATTACTTCGCTTAAACAAAAAGATATAGCTGAGTATTTCAAAAGTGCACCTGAATGGGCACAGTGGTTAGCAAAGGACAGAGATGGGATTTGCTATTGGTTTGAAAACCAACCAAAGTATAATAAACGAGGAAATTGGAAGGATATAACCCCAGACGGTAAGGTTAAGCTTTGTGGTAAAACTTCTTTGAATACAGGTAAGTATCTTTGGAGCAGAGATGGTAAAATGGTCCAAGGTGAATCATACGGGAGGGCCAGTAAATGAAAGAAGGTACTCTGCTGTTTCATACAAGCTGCCTAGAGTGTGAATCTTCTGACGGCATGGCTGTATATGAGAAAGAAAAAGAAGACGGAACCACGGTTGTAGATTGCTGGTGCTTTGTCTGTAATAAATACTTTGGTCCAGAAATTGCTAAGGAGGCTAAGTTGGAACCTGCTGAGAACTATAAAGCGCGTGAGCATGTAGAAACTGATTTTAGTGATATTGAAGCTATCCCATTTCGGGGTTGGAAAGCTCGTGGTATTGGTCAACCTGTATCGGCTAAGTATGGTGTGCATACTGAGGTTGAGGGTGAATTTGATGTAAAGGCTCGATACTACCCTTCGACTAAAGATGGTAAGATTGTAGGATTTAAGAAGCGCTCAACACCTAAAAGTTTTACTGGAATCGGTAGTACCAAAGCCACTAACGAACTCTTTGGGCAATCTGTATTTGAAGCTGGTCAGAAATATCTTGTGATTACCACAGGCGAGGAAGACGCCCTCAGTTTTGCCCAAGCACTATACAGCAAGAAAGATAGTGCAGAGTATTGGACGCCTTGTGTTAGCGTGACTTGTGGTGATGGTAGTATTATCAAACAATTCAAGGCTAACTTTGAATACCTGAATAGCTTTGAAAAGGTTATCTTGGCATTTGATAATGATGACAATGCACAACAGTATGTAGAACAAGCAGCACGACTACTGAGCCCTGGTAAAGTCTTTATTGCTAAGTTCCCTGCTGGCGTTAAAGATGCTTCGGATATGGTTAAAGCTGGCCGTTCCGCTGAACTTAAACAAATCTTCTGGAAGGCGGTGCCTTTTAGTCGCGTAGACGTTCTGCACCTTAGTCAGATGTGGGATGATTTCGAGAGCGAAGATAACAATGTAAAGATTCCTCTTCCTAGCTCTTGGTCTCATCTGAATGAGATGATGGGTGGTGGTATGGAAAAGGGTGAGATTACAATCATCGGAGCTTTGACCAGTATTGGTAAGTCAACTATTGTAAATAATGTGGTATTCCACTTGATTGAGAATACACGGTTTAAGGTTGGTGCTATGTATCTTGAAGGCACTAAGCGTGAAGTAGTGCGGGATTTGCTATCGCTTGATGCCGGTGTAAACCTTCGGACCACTGATCGTTCAATGATCAATATTCAAGCTCTGAAGACTCGGTTCTTTGACAATTTGGTTAAGAAAGATCAGTTCGTTTATGTGGATCACCAAGGTAGTATCTCTACTACGGAGATTTTCGATAAGCTGAACTATCTGGCTAAGGCTGAAAGCTGTGATGTCATTATTATTGACCCTGTCCAAGCAGGTGTGAACAGTAGTGATAACGGAGCAATCATTGAATTCATGGACACGCTGCTTAAGTTTGCTAAGGAGACAGACACTTGTGTGATCGCGGTTAGCCACATGAAGAAACCTTCAGAGGAAAACCCACATGCTGTAACGGAATACCAGCTCATGGGCTCATCCAGCTTGAATCAAATTGCGTTTAATACGATCTTGATCAGTCGCGATAAGATGAACCCTGATCCTATTAAACGGTCAGCAACCAAGCTTCAGCTAGTAAAATGTCGTCGCACTGGTAACACAGGTGATGCAGGGTGGCTGCGATACGATAACGCTACTACGCACATGTTTGCTACACCTGATCCATATGTTGAGCAATCTCTTGATCCGCAGCCTCAAGACTATGGTAGTCGTGAAGAAGTTGTGGTAGACTTTTAATGGAGGGGTAATTCCCTCCTACATTTAAGGAGGATAAATGACTGACTTTATTAAGGGTGATTGGATTTTTGATATTGAAACTTACCCCAACGTGTTCACTTTCTGCGCCGTTTACGCTAATGGCAAGGGTGTTCGAGTATTTGAGGTAAGTGATCGTAAGAATGAAATTGAGCAAGTTCTGGATTTTCTACGCAAAGTTGTATCTAACAAGCATCGCCTAGTCGGCTTTAACAACGTAGGTTTTGATTATCCAGTTCTGCATCACATTCTTGAGAAAGCACGCAAGGCATTTAAAGCAGGAAAGAAAGTAAAGATCACTGCTACTGAAATCTATGATGTGGCAATGAATCTTATTAACTCACAGAGAGATGAGAAGTTTGGTAATGCAATCAAACCTAAGGATGTAATAATTCCGCAGGTTGATTTGTATAAGGTTCATCATTTTGATAACAAGGCTCGGGCAACTTCTCTTAAGATGCTTGAGTTTAATATGCGGTCAGAGACAATTGAGGATTTACCTTTTCCAGTGGGAACAGAGCTAAACTCAATTCAGATTGATACTCTGATTCACTATAACAAACACGATGTCATGGAAACCCTGCGTTTCTACCATCACTCAGTTAAAGCTTTGAAGTTTCGTGAAGAACTAACACAGAAGTATGGGTTTGATTGCACTAACTTTAATGACACCAAGATTGGTAAGCAGTATTTTATCAATCGTCTTGAAAGTGAAATGCCAGGAAGCTGCTACAAGGTTGGTAAATATGGTCGTACAATCAATCAAACTAAGCGGGACGTGATCCATCTAAAGGATGCGATCCTACCTTACATTAAATACGAACGACCAGAGTTTAACGCTCTGCTAAATTGGTTCAAAAAGCAGAGTATCACTGAGACCAAAGGTGTCTTCACTGACATTTTGGAAAGCGATCTTGGTCCAGACCTTGCAAAGTATGCACAGCTACACACCAAGCGAAAGAAGCTATTTAAAGCTCCTACAGAGGCTCAGATTGAAGAGTTTAAGAAAGACAAGCCTCTATGCTGGGTTGAGGAAATTGAGCTTAAAGGAAAGGAAACAAAGGCTAATGGGGGCGGTCAGAAGAAAACTTACTGGCTGTATTGGAATGTAGCAGAAACATTGAACGTGGTTGTAGATGGGTTTCGACTAGATTTTGGTACTGGTGGTATTCACGGTAGCGTAGAGTCAAGAATTGTGCGTTCTGATGAGCGTCAAGTTATTGACGATCGAGATGTTGCCAGCTACTACCCCAACCTTGCAATCTCGAATGATGTTTACCCTAAGCACTTGGGTAAGAACTTCTGTAAGATTTATAAGGACGTTTATGATGAGCGCAAGAGTTTTCCGAAAGGTAGCCCAGAAAATGCGGTAATGAAATTGGCACTCAATGGGGTATATGGCGATAGCAACAGTGAGTTCAGTCCGTTCTTCGACGCACTCTACACAATGACTATCACCATTTCAGGACAGCTTTCGCTTTGTATGTTGATTGAAAAGCTTTTGAAAGTTAAAGACTTAACCATGGTTCAGGCGAATACGGACGGTATTACTTTCAAGCACAATCGAAGCGATGATCCAGTAGTTGACAAGATCGTAAAAGAATGGGAAAATGTTACCAAGCTTGAAATGGAACGGAATGATTATTCAATGATGGCAATTCGGGATGTAAATTCTTACTTAGCTATTTATGAAAAAGATGGCTCAGTAAAGCGCAAGGGCGCCTATGAATATGCTGGTTTGGACTGGAACAAGAATCATAGCTCTCTTGTCATTCCTATGGCGGCTGAGCATGAGATTCTAGGTAAAGGTAAGGCTGAAGACTTCATCAAAGCACACAAAATCAAGTGGGATTTTCTCCTGCGTACTAAGGTTCCTCGGAATTCCAGTCTTGTGCTCGTTATGGACGATGGCGAGGAACTAAAGCAGCAAAATATTTGTCGATACTATCCGTCTGAGGAAGGTGGTAAGCTTGTCAAACTAATGCCGGCACTTGCTGGTAAAGAAGCTGAAGGTGATCGCAGGCTTTCTATTGATACAGACTGGAAGGTTAAGACTTGCAACAAAATTGAACAGTTTGATTGGGATGATCTAAACTACGATTACTATATTAAGGAAGCTCGAAAACTTATTGACCCATTGATTAAGGATTAATTGTGCAGGAAATTTGGAAAGACATTAAAGAATATGAAGGCATTTATCAGGTTAGCAATTTAGGTAGAGTTAAACGACTAAAGGTTTTACGGTTGATGAGTAATCAGGTAACCTCTTGGGAACAAATCTTTGAAGAATACATTTTCAAACCAAGCAATGATACAAGAGGTTATCCACAAGTTTTACTTACCATGGGTAAAAGAAAAAGGGTAGCAAGAGTGCATAGACTGGTAGCCGAATGTTTCTTGCAAGAACCCAGTGAAGAACTTGTCAATACTTGTAAATTAGCAGGTTTGGACTATGTTCTTGTTAATCACAAAGACAATGACCCAATGAACAATGCTTATACAAATCTTGAGTGGTGTAGTCCTAAATTTAACTGTGATTGGTGCGTGACGTCCGGTACTCACAATACAGATACAATAAAAGGATCAAAAAATTATAATTCTGAGTTGACAGAAGAAAATGTTTCTGACATAGTTAAACTTCTAAAGGAAAGAACTCTTAGTCAACAGAAAATCGCAGACATGTATGGGGTTAAACAGATAACTATTTCAAACATATGGACAGGTAGGAGCTGGTCATGGTTTACTGGAATCCCTTGGAAACCGAGGAGTCGAAAGAAAGGTAAAATTTCTGAGTCACTATCGGAATCACTAAAAACCCGTTGACATCGCTGTAGAATAGTCTATAATGGTTGTACCCAAATTAATCTGAAAGGGGAGTGTGATGATTGTAAAACGTGATAGCAAGAAATTTGAACCGGTGACTATCACCATTGAGAGTCAGGCTGAGCTTAATATTCTTTATGCAGCCCTTAGTAATTCAAACAAAAATCTACAAGAGCTTTGGGAAGATATGGGTTACGAAACAAATTTGTCTCTTGAACTAGACAATGATATGTTTATGCAAATTAATTCACTATATTGATTAAAGGAGAATAACCAAATGACCAATTTCGTATACGCAATCGTAAGCAAAACCAACGGCTACATTGTTGACGTAGCTTTCTCACGCGACTCTGCCCGAGAAGTAAAACGTCAGCTTGAACAGGAATACACTGGCAAGTTTCATATCCACCAAATGGCTAAGACTAAGCGGGTTCGGTAAGGAGGGTGATCATGACCAAGACCGTTAAATTCCTGATTGACGAGGAATGTGAAATGCTCCAAGTTCTCGTTGACGGTAAAGTATTTGGAGAGGGTAACTTCTGGGACTTCAACTTCCAGAACGATGCTCAAGAGCTTCTGCAAGCTTGTGGTATTACTGTTGAAGAGGGTGAGTATTCATACGATGACGTTACTGACGAAGATGACTTTGATGAGGATGAACAATAATGGGCTACGTTACTGTAACTGAATCCGTTGGTGAGGTGATGAAAACCTATCACTTCTCATCTTACGAGGACTTCAAGGATTGGGAGAATAAGATTAGTGGTGTTGTGGTGAGTGCTGATCACTTGAATTTTGGTGGTGATATTTGGATTAAGAATATCGGGAAACAACCTAGTATTGATGGTAAAACTTATGTTGAAGTTGAATTTTTAGACGGGGGAACTTGCGTTGATTGTGTAGATGCGTGGATTTGGGAGAAGCGTGGTGGCTGCTCGGACATTGTTAAATATCGAGTGGTGAGCAAATAATGCAAGCCCTTACAGCAGCCCTAGGCTTTCTAGGAATCTTCGTACTACTCTTGGTAATCTCAGTATCACCATTCTTGTTCGTGTACACTGTCTATTGCCTAGTAGTGTGGGAATTTTATCTACTCTCAAGCTTGCTTTACACTTGGCTATTTAGTATCATTGCAAGTGTGTTGCTGATGGTTGTGAGCAATGTCGGTTTGAAGAAAAAGTTTAAGATTAAATAGGAGAGAGAGAGAGAGAGAAAATGGCAATCTTTATTAATCTAGAAGATGCACGTGAAATGGCAGGGATTGGCGTAGGAACCAAAACTATAGACTGGGAAGGATTTGATTATAATTTAGAGTGCGTCCACGAAGAGATTATCGGAACTAGTCGGTGGTCAGTTCAACATCAATCTGTATGGAAAGATTTGGACAGTGGTGCCTTTTATGAAACCACGTATCAAGTTGGAGCTACAGAATGTCAAGATGAAGGACCGTATGAGTGGGAAGATGGTCCTATTGAGTTCACAGAGGTAAAAGCTGTACAGAAAACCACTACTGTCTACGAAGCAATCTAACTAAACCAAACAGGAGAAATACTATATGACTAAGCAAGCTTCCAACGTTATCGTCAAAGCTCTACCAAAGAAAGGTAGCCTAGAGAACTTTCACGTATACATTACTGACGCTGTTGTCTTCTTTGCCTCTGTTCACGAACCTAAGCTTAAATATCAGTCTCAGGATAAAGAGTTTGGCGCTACTGTGTTTGTGAACGAAGAAGTTAAAGACAAGCTTCTAGATGAAGTGATGTTGAACAAGACCTTTTCTGAAGTAGGTGTAACCAAGACTTCTAAGCCACCTCGTAAGATTAAGTTTCCGCTGTCCAGTCAGGTTGAGGAAGGTAAAGCAAACTACGATCTTGTCAAAGGTCTGTGGGGCTTCACTGTAGCTAAGCCTGAGTTTAGCAAGGCTGGCAATCGTCAAGCTGTGAACGTGATTGACACTGAAGGTAATGCGTTTACTGAGAATGTTGGTAATGGTTCTGTCTGTACGCTAAAACTGTTCGGCTACAAAAACCAAGATGGTCAGCTAGTGGTAACCCTTGACACTCTACAAGTTGTTGAACACGTTCCTTATGAGGGTCGTTCCGGCAGTTCAGATAGCGTAGAAGATGAAGTGCTGGGCAGCTACAAGGTGAAGAAGGTTGAGGCTAAACCTGCTGAGGAAGAACAAGCACCAGCACGTAAGCCAACACCACAGGCTGAACCAGAGTTTGACAGCAACGAAGATTTGCCGTTTATGCGCATCAGTGATCGTCTGCTGATGATTATCTAAACTGACATAGGCTCAAGGATGAGCTAATATTAAAGGAGAGAGAAATGAAAAACATTCTGTACGTAAGCAAGAACAACCAGCATTCGCGGCAAGCCATGGATTTCTTTGCCAAAGTTAACAACGTACCCGTAGAAGGCTTTAATTCGGCCACAGGTAAAGTCACTCACGGTGGTATTAACTACTTCTTTAAAACGATTCAAGATGAATCTGATCTTTACAAAGTTATGGGTGTTAAATACGATAGCGTGGTGAAATCACCATACTATGAAGAGATTGATCTTAACGTTTACAACTACCTAACCACCAAATCAGGAGAATAAACAATGCTAAACCAAACCGAACTATTCCAAAACCTAGCCCGCCTTGAAGGTCAGAAGCTAACCCTGTCAGAAGACATTCGCCAACTAAAGGCTGACAGCAAAGTGTCTGAAGACAATCCTTCTGGTATTAGTCCTGAAGAGATTAAGCTGATTGCTGCGGCTGCAAAGCTCTATGCTAAAAAGGATTTCTTTGAGAAGAAAGAACAAGCTGAGGCGGTGTTTCGTAAATATCAAGAGCTTTCGGGCGAAGAGTAATTAAAATAGTTTGGAGGATGAAAGTCCTCCTTTTCTTTTGAGGGCTTTATGTGAAACTTGTTTTCGGTGTTGGCATTAATGATGCTGATTATAATGTCTACAAAACAGACAGTTCAGACGGAAAGTGGAAAATTATTTGGAAATGCCCTTTCTACGTGACTTGGACAAATATGTTAAATAGGTGTTACGGTAAGAAGTACAAAGAAAAACAACCGACCTATGCGGGCTGTTATGTCCAAGAGTCTTGGAAGTACTTTATGACGTTCAGGGCTTGGATGATTCATCAAAATTGGGAGGATAAACAATTAGATAAAGATATACTGTTCCCCGGCAATAGGGAATATGGCGTTGACAGTTGTGTCTTTGTTGATCGCAAAGTAAATTCTTTTATGAATGAACACAAAAACTCTAGCGGTGAGTGGCCTGTCGGCGTTAATTTCAACAAAGGAAAGGGTAAATTCCAAGCAGCTTGCTGTAATGTAATTACTGGAAAGCAGCAACACCTTGGTTATTTTGCCTGCCCAGAAGTAGCACATAAAGCATGGTTATCTTTTAAGCTAGAACAAGCTAAGATTCTGGCAAGTGAACAAACCGACCCACGAGTAGCTAAAGCCCTTATTGGCAGGTATGAAAATTATGGCTAACCAAGAAACACTAGCCTTCTTTAAGGCTCTACAAGCTCACTACAGCGACGATGGTACTATTCTAAGTATCTCATCAGGGGTTAACGAATCAACGTCGTCAGAAGGCGCTTACAGAGCTTTAATCAAGGCTTTGATGAATGACAAGCAAACTTTGCAGAAAGAGCTTAATGTAAGCAATGCTATATTGAAAGATGCTAACCTTTATCACCTGACTATTGTGGAGAATTAAAATGACTGTTAAGAAAAGTACTAATGAAAAACTAATTGAAGAAGCTGTAGCTAAAGCTAAAGAAGAGCTTTCTGGAACTTCAGTACAATGTTGTACCTTTAATGGTGTACAATTTGATGCCAAGGCTGTTGAAGCCATCAACCTTATAGCCGAAGGTCTTGGTAAAAACGCTGAGTCTCAGATGGAAACAGCTAAAGGTTTTCAGACTCTAGCTCAAGTATTGAAAGCATCCAATGTCGAGATTGAGTCAATGCTTAAACTTATCGGTAAGTGAGATATGAACTCTATAGAAATTAAATTATCCTACCCTGACTGCAAGATTACTTATCAAATTGATTTGGTTAAACTTAAGGCTAATGTTGTGAGCAGCATTGGGGATAAGGTGTTTTTGGGGACCGTGGAGTATGGGAAGTTGCCTGAAAAGGTTAAGATGATGGTTGAATGCATGCGAGGTGAATGTGAGTGAATTGGTAGATGAACTAACTCCAGAGACGCACAGAGTTGCTCACAATAGAAAGCGATTTATTGTAGATAATAAGGTATTCTGTAACTGCTGTGAACTTTGGAAAGAATTAGATGAGTTTGGCAAATCACCCAAACAGGTCTATGGGTTAAGTTTTTATTGTAAAGAGTGTGGAAACGCAAAAGCTAGAGAGCAACACAAGAAAGTAAGAGCTAAAGGAGCAGATAGGTGGGAAAAACATCGAAGAGGGTACAGGAATAGGTATTATAAACTTAAGTATGGAATAACCCTAGAAGAGTTTGAGGATAAACTGGCTGGGCAGGGTGGTCGTTGTGAGATATGCGAAATGGAACTTGGTGTAGACAATGATTCTAGAAAGGCGCACTTAGATCACTGCCACACGACCAATCAAATTCGAGGGATTCTCTGTGTAGGTTGCAATCAAGGCATTGGCTCAATGAGGGAAGATATCGAAATTATGAAGAAAGCAATTGCATACCTGGAAAAATATAATGAGTAGTGTAATTTGTGCGATTGACGGGGACATTTTGGCGTTCAAGTGTGCGGCTGCTAATGAAGTGAGGAGTATCAAAGCACTGCACATCCCAAGCGGTAGGAGTAAAACCTTTAAACACCGAACCGAGCTTAAAGAAATTATCGGTGATAAGTTTCCATACACTGATTTTGAAATCACGGATATTCAAGAAGCTGACCAGATTGCTTATGCACTATACAGCGCTAAGCATATGATCAAGAATATTACTGAGAAGTGTGGTGCGGATAAATACGAAATCTATTTCAGTGGTAAGGATAACTTCAGGGATAAGCTAGCACTACCGACACGTTACAAAGGGAATCGAGAGGGTTTGATGCGACCCCTTCAGCTGCGAGAGGTAAAGGAATATTTGACAGAGCAGCACGGAGCTATTACAGTCGTAGGTGAGGCAGACGACATGCTATCTCGGCGACAATGGGATGGCCTCCAGGGCAGTGAAAAAATTATTGGATGCTCCACAGACAAGGATTCTTACGGGACGGTAGGTGTCATCTTCAACTGGGATAAGATGGATAAACCCTTCTTGGTTCAAGGTGTAGGTAAGCTGTGGGAAAAGGATGCTAAGGTTTGGGGAGTAGGATACAAATGGAAAGCTCTCCAGTGGCTCTGTGGAGACACGATTGACGGACTAAAGCCTACCTATTTAGCTGGAGTTAAGTACGGCGAGAAGAGCGCTTACAAGGCTTTAAAAGACCTTGAGAAAGAAGAGCAAGTGAACAAGGTAGTTCATGACATTTATCTGAAGTGGTATCCTCAAAATAAGCAGTTTGTAGATCAGTGTGGTATTGAAAGAGATTTGAACTATATTCAGATTGCTCAGGTCTATATGGATGGTATTCACATGGAACGATGGGAAGGGGACA